AAATCCTTTTTCAATATCGGTTACACTTTCAAGTAAAAACTTATGGTGCCAAATGAAAGGAACGATAAGTGCGTTTGTACGATATAATGTGTGGTAATATCCACGATTAACCTCATCTTGTTGGGGTATATACCATATCTCATCATACTGTTCATCAAACTGATATGATTTAGATGGGTTATCACCAAATAAGATATTTTCCATTGCTATTACATAGTTATTACCACATTTGTAGGCGATAATCTTTTTATGTTCACCTGATTTTTTAAATGAATCAATTTGATGATTATGAATTTGAGCACCCATAACAACTAACATATCCATTTCCAAATACTTATCCTCAAAATAACTAACATCAATATCATTTAGATAAGATGGTTTAGTTGAGAAATCAGCCTTTAATGTATTCAATAAATGAATTTCATAATTCTTTTCGGAATTTTTTAACATATGAATCATCATCAAAACGTTTTGTTTGATCCCGTTTGTCCATATGGATTCTTTGTTATCTTTTAATCCTAAAGTGATTCCGATTTTAATTTTTTCGGTGTTAAACCCTTTTTTTGTTTTTCCTGTTGTTTTTTTAGCCATGTTTTTTAACAAATAATTCAATTAATTTATTTTTTTCTTCTTCAGTTTTTGCCATATAGTATATCCATATAAAAGAAGCCTCAATACTTTTTAATTCATTTTTTTTCATTTCAATTAATACTGTTAAAGTATCTTTATCATTAATATCTATGTCTATGTCTATATTTAATTCAATACATATTATAAATAGTTCAAATAAATTGTAATCATCTGAAGCTATTGTTGCTTTCATATAAAGATTTATTAAATCTTCAGAATTTGTTTTATCTGGGTGGGTTTTTTTAACTATTTCCCTATATAATTTTTTTACTTTATTTTTAACTGATTTATCTACCGAGTCAGGTTCAATTTTTGGTTTTTTTGGTAGATTAACTTCTTCTTCCTTTTTTTCCGTTTTTGGTTCAGGATCGTTGTTAATACCAAGTTCGGATCTTAATTTTTGTGTTTTTTCTAAAAATTCAGGTCTATTCTCTGAGATAACTTCTTTTTTAAATTCATCATCTAATAGTAAAAAATTATACTCCTGTATTAACTTTTTAATTTCTAATCTTTTAAGTTTATCCTCCATCAATTATAAATATTAAACTTTAAGAGATATTTATAAGTAAATGGTTAATATGAAAATTTTTAAACACATAATACATTTATTACCTGTCGTAGGTCTTGGTATTGCTGGTTGCCTTTACCCTACTTGGATAAGAGATGGATACTTAGAGGATTGGTATCCAAGAATCGGAGCGTTCGTAGCAATTTATGGAGGTTTCGTCGGATCATTAATTTGGTATTTACAAAACAAAAAATATTTTTGATGGAATATATTGGATTTATATTATTTATATTGGCTGGTATGAGTGAAGGTGTTATGGATACCTTACAATTCCATTATAGTAATTCTATTTTTTATAGTTTAAAAAATAAATTATTTTGGAACCCCCAAATTTCTTGGCAAAATAAATATAAAAATGGAGACCCGACAGATGGCGCAAAATTTCCTTTATCAACAAATTTACTTGTTGGTTTAACAGATGCTTGGCATTTATTTAAACTTTTAAGAACGTTTTTTATATTTGCTGGAATATTTTTTATGTTTATGTCTTGTCAAACTCCATTCCATTGTTTAATGGATGTTATGATAGCAAGAATAATATTTGGAGTGTCGTTTAGTTTATCATACGATTATTTATTTAAATAATAACTATGGAATTTTTTATTACAAAGGACTCATTACTACCGGTTTTAAAAATGGACGTTGTAAAAGACGGGAGATCTGACATGCCAAAAAACTTCTATGAAAGTTTGGTTAACTCAAAAGTCAAATTCTCAATGAAAAGTGAGGAAAACGGAATACAAAAAATCTTCATGGAAGATGCTATTTTTGCTAGAAAAACAAAATCAAATCCCGACTCCAACAACGAATACTATGTTATTTATAAATGGAAAAACAGGGACACAAAAACCAAAGGTAGATACGTAGGTGAATTTTTAATAACATTAGAAAGTGGAGAGTTAATTTCACCAATTAGAGAAAATCTTTATATCAATATCATTTGACAAGGGTAAATTTTACCACTATATTTAAGAACGAAGGTAAATGTTACGATTAAGTAACAGCAAATACACCAAACTTAAATTAATAATTATGGTTCCACAAGAAGAGATTGAACGCTTTCTACTAGGCGAAGACGAAGAAAAATATATCGTAGCAATAGAATACGATTACAAATCAGATAAAATATTTAAAGTAATCCAAGATCCAATCAAAGGAAAACTCCTTAGAATGGATACATTTATACCTTTTGCTTGGGTTGGCGATCTAAAAAACAAAAACTTTTATAAAGGAAGTAAGGAACTTCAAAAAAAGGCAATGTCTGAAAACGGCATCCTTATTGAGAAATTGGAGGATCACGGAGATGAAAGATTAAAAACAGGATTAACCTTTATGGTTAAAACCACCAAATCATATTCAAACCTTGTTAACTTTTTTAAAGGAGGTGGTCTTGATCCTTGGGGTAGAGACAACTCGGATGTTATATCCATTTTATCTCCAGTTGAACAATATTTAATTCAAAAAAACAAACGACTTTTTAAAGGTTTTGAAGAATACGATGAGATCCATAGATTTGTATTTGATATTGAGACCACAGGTTTGGATCCCAAGACAAGTAAAATATTCCTTATTGGAATGAAAGACAATCGTGGTTTTATCAAACTTTTATCTGCTCAAAATGAGCAAGAGGAAAAGAAAATGATTGTTGAGTTTTTTGAAACAATAGACCAATTAAAACCCTCACTTATTGGTGGTTATAACTCGGCATTCTTTGACTTCCCATTTATATTAAAAAGGGCCGAAATATTAAAACTTAATATTAAAAAAATTGCAAAAACTTTAAATCCCGATTATTCATTAAAACAAAAAGAAGGTATTCTAAAGTTAGCAAATGAAATGGAACCCTACACACAAACTCAAATGTGGGGATATAACATTGTGGATATTGCACATGCAGTTCGTAGAGCACAAGCAATTAACTCCGATATTAAAAGTTGGTCATTGAAGTATATTACCAAATTCATTGAAGCAGAAAAAGAAAACCGTGTATATGTAGAAGGAGATAAGATCGGTAAAATTTATTTTGACAATGATGACTATTGGATGAATATAGAGAATGGTAACTACAAAAGAGTTGGAATTGATTCAAAAGTTGATGAAATCTGTCAAAGAAGATCCGATATATATGATAAAACAACAGGATCTAAAATTATAGAGGGGTACTTGGACGATGACCTTTATGAAACTATGGTTGTTGATGAACAGTTCAACCAAGCAAACTTTCTTCTTTCAAAACTTGTCCCTACAACATATGAAAGGCTTTCAACAATGGGTACTGCAACACTATGGAAAATGATTATGTGTTCATGGTCTTATAAACATAAACTATCAATACCTAGAAAGTTAGAAAAGAGAAAATTCACAGGAGGACTTTCAAGACTTCTTCAAGTTGGATATTCAAGAAACGTATTAAAACTTGACTACTCTTCTCTTTATCCGTCAATTCAGTTGGTTCACGACGTGTTTCCTCAATGTGATGTGATGGGTGCAATGAAAAGTATGTTAAAGTATTTCCGTGATACTCGTATCAAATACAAAAATTTGGCGGGACAATACAAAAAATCAGACCCAAAACTTGCCGTATCATACGATAGAAAACAATTACCTATTAAGATCTTTATTAACGCATTTTTTGGTTCCCTTTCTGCCCCTCACGTATTTCCTTGGGGTGATATTGATATGGGTGAACAAATTACTTGTACAGGAAGACAATATCTTCGTCAGATGATTATGTTTTTTATGAAAAGAGGTTATATTCCGTTGGTGCTTGATACTGATGGTGTGAACTTTGAAACTCCATCTGACAGGAATGAATATACTTACGTAGGTAAAGGACTTAATGGTCTTGTAGAAGAAGGTAAAGTATATGTCGGTGAAGAGGCTGATGTTGCCGAATACAATGACTTATTTATGAGAAATGAAATGGGTCTTGACATTGATGGTGTATGGCCAGCAACAATTAATGTGGCTCGTAAAAACTACGCACTTTTAACAGATAAAGGTAAAGTAAAACTTACGGGTAATACCATCAAATCTAAAAAACTTCAAACATATGTTGCTGAATTTTTGGATATTGGTTTAAGAATGTTACTTGATGGTAAGGGTGCAGAGTTTTTAGATTTTTATTATGAGTATGTTGATAAGATCTTTAGTAAAAAAATTCCACTTGCAAAAATTGCAAACAAAGCTCGTGTTAAACAATCGGTAGAAGATTATAAAGTTCACGTTACAAAAAGGACAAAATCAGGTAATTTAATGTCCCGACAGGCACATATGGAACTTTTGTTAAAAGAAAATAAAACCGCAGGTCTTGGTGATACAATTTATTATGTAAATAATGGAACCAAAAAATCACATGGGGATGTTCAAAAGAAAAAAGATGAAATAATACTTAATTGTTATTTGGTTGACGATAAAGAGTTTGAAATTAATCCTGATATGGTTGGTGAATACAACGTACCTCGTACTATGGCGGCATTTAACAAAAGAATTGAACCATTACTAGTAGTTTTTAAAGAAGAAATCAGATATGATATATTAATTGAAGACCCTAAAGATAGACCCTTTTTCACAAAAGGTCAGGCGGAACTTACAAGGGGATTCCCTTACAAAGAAAAAGATCAGGACGGATTAGATGAGTTATTAACTATATCAGACACTGAAATTGTTTTTTGGAAAAATGTTAATATTGACCCATATTATATGTATATTGACAACACGATTGAATTAGTTAATCACGAATATGTGGAAAAAAATAAAACTTTAATGCAAAATGTTAACACCTCTAATTATAGGTTATCAGACGACGATGCGTATGAATTTGATACCGATGGGGATTTAATGTCCTTGGCGTTAGATTAAATAGGTGTGAAAGGACTATTAAATGGTCTAAACTTCAACAGTTTATTTAGATTTTCTGCTTGTAGTCCTTTCATTTCCATTAACTTATCAGGTCTCAACCTTTCAAGACGCAATTTTAATTCTTCCCAAAGAATTGCCTTTTCGTCTTTTGATTCAGTAAATAATGATTGGTAATCCATAGTTAATTCAGAATCTGGTGTTTTTAAATTACCACTATACTTTCCTCTAACTCTACCAAGAGCCTCTTTACAATATGCTACAAACCATCTTCTGACCCAAGTTTGTGCGGGGCTATTTAATTCGTCCCACCTCATCTCATCAATTGGAACATCAGAAGGTAATCTAACTATATCAGGGTTTTGAGCCAAACAAGTATCACGATCATCAGTTTCATAATACCAATACCAAACCCTATACTGATGGAATTTAATCATACCAAAGTCAAATCTACCACCAGGAACATTCATTAAATGTACTGCTTTTTTTCCTTCAGGAAGTGCAGTTACTCTATACGTAAGATCTCCCGTTATGATTCTTCTTTTAATATTGATGTCTTGCATTCTTAAAAGAATGTCAAATGCTGGTGTGATAAAATAGTTTCCTGTTGTTCCCATTTGTGAAAAACCGGCACCACCACCAAGACCAATACCCCCAAATCCACCAAATCCACCCATAAACGGATCAAAGTATGCGGCATCTAATTCAGGACGAGAAAACCATAAAAGTTCATTTATTTCTCTTCCTGCGGGTATTTCATATATTTGTTGTCCGGGCACCAAATCAATATAATCCTTTTTTAAAACAGAATCTCCACCCGCCTGCAGTCCCACAATTTTAGAATAAGCATATGTGTATTGGGTTTCCCAATCCATACTTCTTGTGGTAAATGCCCTTGTTAATGATTGTTCATCCAAATTTAATCCATTAAGTGACACCCATTGTGATTCTATTAACCAATCTTGTACGTATTGTGCATAATCTCCAATTGATAACTCAAGCATAGAGTCCATCATTTCATCCTCAAGTTCAACTGAACGAAGTGGTGCACCCAAAAGGTGTTTTACTCTTTTATAGAGTTTTGATCTTTCAGGTTCTGTAATTATTGATGTTGTTGGCATAAGATTTTTATATATAAATATCTTTTAAAATGTAAATAGTTTAGTTTGTCTTCTTTTTTGTTTGTCCCTCCAAACATTCATTAACAAATTCCCAATTTACAACCTTCCAAAAGTTATTCACATACTTGTCTCTTTCATTCTTATATTTTAAATAATAAGCATGTTCCCATAAATCTAACCCTAAAAGAGGAAACCCACCATTTGTTTCTGTATCCATAAGGGGGTTATCTTGGTTGGGGGTTGTCATAATTTTTAGTCTGCCGTTTTTTGTTAAAACAAGCCATACCCAACCAGATCCAAAATTACTTTTTGCGGATTCTTCAAACTTTTCTTTAAATTTATCAAATGAACCAAAAGATGACTCAATTTTTTTAAGTATTGACCCTGAAATTGTTTGTTTTTTAGGTGAAAGCATTCTCCAAAAAAGAGCGTGATTAAACGCACCCCCACCATTATTTTTTACCTTTTTATTATATTTTGAAATTCTTTTTATAATATCTTCAAGTTCAACATCGTCCCCTTTTATCTTTTCAAGTTCCTTATTTAACTTTTCAACATACCCTTTATAGTGTTTTGAATAGTGGGTTTTCATTGTTTCTGAATCAACAAATCTTTCAAGTGAATCATAACTATATGGAAGTTTTTCAACACTAATTGATTTTATTTCTGATATGATATTTTTATTTGATATTAAAGATTCACCAATAGATTCTTGGATCTTTTCAATTTTTTTTAAAAGTGGATCATAAACGGATTTCATAATATATAAATATATGAAAAGTTGATTATGATCTTTGGGATATTCTATTTAGGATTTCTTCTAATGTGTCTCCCATATCATCATCTATTTGATCACCCATAACAGTATTTATGATTTTTTTCTTTCTATTTAAAATATCATATATTGCACCTTCAATTGTGTTTTCAAATAATGGGTAATAAACAAGGACATTATTTTTTTGTCCATATCTATAAGCTCTATCTTCCGCTTGTGCGTGTTCAGCAGGAACAAATGATAAGTCATTCATAATAACAACCTCTGCCGATGTTAATGTTAACCCAACTCCCGCCGCTTTTAAATTTCCAATAAAAACATTAATTTTATCGTTTTCTTGAAACTGATCAACAGCAAATTGTCTTTGTACTTTTGAACAACTACCATCCAAATAAACAGATGATTTTCCAAAATGATTATGAAGTAGTTGTAATGTTTCGGTAAAGTTTGTAAATATGATTACTTTTTTTCCTTGTTCAATAATATTTTCAGCAATTTCAATTGTATTATTTATTTTTTCATCTGCAATTACCTTTCTTACTTTCATTAGTTTTGAAAACTGAACGGTAAGCGATGATGATTCCTCACTTTTATTTTCATACCAATTAAAATACTCACCCATAAGGTCTTCGTATTCTTTTGATTTTAATCTTAAATAAATTGGGGTAATAATTTTATCAGGTAGATCTAACACGTCTTCTTTTAATCTCCTAAGAATTTGTTTTGAAGTTCTTTCTCTTAACTCATCAAGATTTGATGCTCCTTGAACGTTCCAAACTTTTCTTTTTCCCGCATTAAATTGATAACCTTGACAATATCTAATGGCATATGCCATCCAGTTAGCGGCAACGGGGCTTTCAATAATATTTAAAATATTATAATAATTAATTGGTCTTGATGTCATTGGAGTTCCCGTCAATAACCAAACCCTTTCAATTTTTTTAACAAATGTATTTATGATTTTTGTTCTTTGAGCTTGAGGATTTGAGATCATATGTGCTTCATCAAGTATAACAAGATCAAAATTAGAAGTAGAAATTAAAGAATTGTCCTTATCTTTAATATCATAAAAGTTTTTTAATATATCGTAATTAATAATGGTAAATTCTTCGTCTGTTGAAAACTTTTTTCCTTCACATATATAAACACTTTTATCTGAATAGTTTTGTATTTCTCTTTGCCAGTTAATTTTAAGTGACGCTGGACATATAATTAAAATCTTTTTTGCTCCTGTTTCTAATGCTGCTATAATTGTGGATGTGGTGTTATGTGTTACAATACAATGTTCTGTAACATATAATTTATCAGGAGCGTCAACTGAAATACAAACACTTTCTTCAAAACCAACTTTTTCAATATTTTTAATATATCTACCTGTTGGGTATTTTTTTGGTTCAATGTATTTATTAGTCTTTCTTTTTAATCTAAACGGATTCATACCCTTCGGTAATTTAATATTAACTCTATATGCTAATTTACCTTTCTTTTTTTCTCCGTTGTGGGTGTATGTTGGAACACGCGATTTAACTCTAGCCACCCCACCCAAAGTTTGCACAATCTCAACTACATCATCACATAGTTCTTTTGAAATAGTTGAAAATTCTGTTCCTAAAAAAGTTCCAGACCCATTATACATACAATGTCCGTCAGTATCCATCAATCCTTGTAGTATTGATAATCTATTTTCTATTGACGAATATTTGTATATTTCAGGAATAAATTTGTTATGGGATCGGGCTTCGTTAAGATTGAGCTCGTTTAATATATCCCTACCAATAAATTTATTCCCTTTTCTTTTATTTCCAATTTTTTTATTTTCATTTAAATTAAAATCATTAAATAATTCATCATAATCGTCGCGATGAACTGTAAAAACACAAGATGATTTAGTTATATGTCCATCTCCCAAAATCAGACCTAAAAAATATGGGTTAATCGGAAGAATATCGTTTCGTTTAAATTGTATAGGGTCAACAATTGGTATTTGCCATTTATTATTTCCGTTTGGTGATTTATAATAAGTTTCAATTTCGTATTCCTTATCTTTATTATAGTCAATACCTTTAACTTTAATTTTACCCCCCTCATACATTTGTTTTGTTGATAAAACTAAAGATTTTTTTCGTCTTTCGTTTTTTCTATTTTTACCATAATTGGGTGATGAAACTGACCACAAATGTTCATCACCGGCCAAAATAGAAAATCCGTCATTAAATGTAATTTTATATGTTTCCTTTACTCCCTGTGGGTACACACCAATAACGTTATACGATTTGCCGTCACTACCAATAACGTTATCTCCTACTTTTAAATCCCCAATTTTTTTTCTACCATTTGGGGTAAATACCTTATTATTCTTAGGTTCGCACTTACCGAGTCCCATATCGTCTGCCAAAATGAATCTTTTAGATCCTGCAAGTTTTTCTATTGCTTCTTTTTGATGTGAAAGTGGAGGTCTATGATTATATTTTGAATAATCAATATTAACTTTTTCTGTTGTGTGGGTTTTTATAATTGCCGTTTTTGGAAGCCAAAAATCATAAAGAGTTTGACCACTAAACATCTTACCCCAAATATGATAGGACTTATCTTTTTCAACCAAAAGTTTTTCAACATAAATTTCTTTTGGTTCCGTAGGTAGAAGCTTTTCCTCCATCAATTTTTTTGAAAAATAAGAATCAACTTCAACCCATTTTTTTGCAACTTTTGGTATTACGTTTTCGTAGTTAATTATGTATTCTGCTTGAGATCTTGTTATGACATAATTTTTATTTGTCAAACCTTTCTTTTTGATATTCAAAATATAATTGTTGGAACCTTCATAAGTTTCCAATATATTTTTTGCCCTAATTTCGGGTAATACACTTAAAGAATCTGAATCTTTATTCACAATATTTTTTTTATAATATAGTAAAATTTAATTAAAAAATCAATTATGATATTTATATTATATGACACAAAATAGAGTACCAATAACAAGATTAAATAAGTTTTTTTCCGAAACTGATTACGACTTAGAAATTAATATGGGGCGGGAATGGTTGGATTCAGATATGAATTTTACCTTAGTCCTTTATAGAATTGATAGGCAGCGCACCGACTCTGACGATGTATATGGTGAAACGTCAAGTGATTCTATACAATTTTTACCTCCTGTTGAATTTAAAGGATACGTTCAAATTGAGGCTCCAACCAATGTTGATTACGGATCATCAAGATTATCACAAACAGAACCTGGTAACTTAAAAGTTGGGGTTTATCAAAAACAACTTGAAGAGTTGGGTATTGATATTAATTATGGTGATTATATCGGATACTATGAGACCGAAACAAGAGTTCGTTATTATAGTGTTGTTGATGATGGTCGTGTACTTAGTGATAATAAACACACATACGGAGGGTACAAACCATTTTATCGTTCAATTAACGCTGCCCCTGTTACAGATAATGAATTTAGAGGAATTTAATAATGGCACTTCCAAAAAAAGAAAAAAAATATTTACCACTTACACCAGTCAAAACTCTTTTAGAAAGAAGAGAAGAAATGGTTGATGAAATAATGGACGGAGGAACTTACCTACCAAAAGGGGTTTTACATGCAGATTTAGATAAGGGGATGCTTGATTTTGTTAAGGATTCTCTTAAAACGGTTGTTGAAGGAAAAGTTGTACCAAATATTGAAAGAATAATTACAAACCAAAATTGGTCTCAATTTGTTACCTCTTGGAACTTTCAGGATTTAGATAAAAACGTTTCATTACCATTTATCACTACCGTTAGAATGCCTGAAGTAAAATACGGAACAAACCCATCAACAAAATATAACATTCCTGATAGAAAAGAATTTTTATACGCGACAGTTCCAACTTGGGACGGACAAAGAAAGGGGGTTGATGTTTATAAAATACCTCAACCAGTTCCTGTAGATATTACCTACAATGTTAAATTTTTTGCAAATAGAATGAGAGAGATCAATGAGTTCAATAAAATTGTAATGCAAAAATTTACATCAAGACAAGCATATACACAAATAAAAGGAAACTATATTCCAATTATTTTAGAAGATGTTTCAGATGAATCGGCAAAAGATCTTGAAAAAAGAAAGTATTATATTTCAAATTATAAGTTTTTAATGCAAGGTATTTTAATTGATGAAGAGGAATTTCAAGTATCTCCAGCAGTGACAAGACAAGTATCTATGTTTGAAGTTGATTTTAAAACAAAGGCGAGATATGCAAAAGGAGAACCCGCAAGACCTAACTTTTTTGATTTAAATATTAATTTTATTTCAGGAGTTACACAATTAAGTGAAGTATTTAGATATACTGCAGATTTAAAAGTCAATTCAACTGACAATGTTGATTCATATTCTGTTTATATAAATAACAATTATGTTGGTGATAATATTTCTCCTATTCAAGTAACTGATCACGATCTTGTAAGATTTGAAGTTGTTAAAATAGATAATTCAAAAGAGTCATTAATTAATACAACCGCATATCTTCAGTAGTTATTCTCCGTAGATGTCGGTTGTTTCTCTGCAATATTCTTTAATTAAAGTCTCTAAAAACTTATAAATTTTTAATCCTTTTTTATCACAATACTTTTTAAGCTGATTATGGCTTTCTTCTGAAATCTTTATGTTTTTAATTTTTTTCATATTAGATAAATAATTTAAAGGTGAGAAAAAAGGCAGAATTTTTTCATACTACCCATAAAATATATTATTATAACCCCGATTTTTACATTTTTTCAAAGTATTTATAGTTAAAATAAAACTTAAAAGAACTTTTAAAAAATGGCATCAAGTAACAAAGTATTCGTTTCACCTGGAGTATACACTTCAGAGAGAGATTTAACATTTGTGGCACAAAGTGTAGGGGTTACAACATTAGGTATTGTTGGAGAAACTCTACAAGGACCGGCTTTCGAACCAATATTCATCAGAAACTTTGATGAATTCCAAGTTTATTTCGGGGGTACAAGTCCTGAGAAATTTGTTAACACTCAAATTCCAAAATATGAAGCAGCGTACATCGCTAAATCATATTTATCACAATCAAACCAACTTTTCGTAACAAGAGTATTAGGACTATCAGGTTATGATGCGGGTCCATCTTGGTCTATTACCACTATCGGTAATATAAACCCATCAACATTAGGTGCTACCGGTAATACTGGTCCTGTTTATGTAAACTTTACAGGTACAACAGGTAACAGTGGAAATGTAGTTATCACTTCAGTACCAGCAGCATTAAGTTCTGTATTTTATTCAACATACTCTACAGATACTAATGGTTCATCAACCATTGATTTAGATTTTAGAAAGTCGATTGTTGATCAAATTAATTTATATTCCACATCGTCCTCAACTTCGGCAACTACTTCGTATTTTTGGGGTTCAGTTAGTGGAGGAACTTTATCAGATATTACAGGAGATTCTTTAAATACTGTTACTACTTTGTCAAATGTTTTAAGTGTTGATAATGTTAATTTAACAAATGCAGATTTGTCATCATACAAAAATGATGCATGGTACTACTCATTATTTAACTACGCATCGGGAGATTATAGTGGTTTTGGTTTTGGAGCATCTTTATCATCAATATCAGCAATAACGGCATCTGTTTATTCAGGTTCAATGGCCGTTTATTTAACAAATTATTCAGGAACTGCATATTCTGATTATGATAACTTAGTAGTTGCAACCCTTAGATCAAGAGGTCTTTCCGAATATAATAGTCAGCAAAAAGGACCTAATTATGAAGTAACAGGAAAAACAGATGTTACATTAATAACCACAGGGTCATATTCTGCAGTTTCAGAAAATCCACTTTCAACGTTTGTTGTTTCTGGGGTTTCTTCAGATGGAGACACATTTAATTTTGAAACAAGTTTGCAATCAACTGATGTAAATTCAATCTCAAACGTTTTTGGTAGATCAAACTTTGGTAAAGATAAAGAAGAAGTTCCATTATTTGTTGAGGAGGTTTATTACACATTATTACTTAATGGATACAGAAATGGTAAAATTAGAGGTATTAACGGATCTTTAGTTTCTACTTTAGGTGCTAGATCATTAGAAACTGATTCAATTGGTTTTTATCTTGAGCAATACCAAACACCTGAAACTCCTTACATTGTTTCTGAACTTAGAGGTAATAAAACTTACAAATTATTTAAGTTTAGATTAATTTCTGATGGTAATGCAGCAAACAGATTAGTTAAACTTTCTATTGGTAACGTATCATTTGCTAACGGAACATTTGATTTATTTATAAGAGATTACTTTGATACAGATAGAAATGTTGTAGTACTTGAAAGTTTTACAAATTGTTCAATGGATCCAACATTAAACAATTATGTAGCAAACAAAGTTGGTACAGCAAATGGTGAATTTGCACTTAAATCTAAATTTATAATGTTAGAAATGAGTGAGGAAGCACCATCAGATGCACTTCCTTGTGGTTTTGAAGGTTACATTTCAAGAGAATACGATACTGCAACACCTCCGTTTGTAAATTATAAAACAAAATATTTGAAAGCGGGTGATGTTATTTATAACCCACCATTCGGATCATCTTCAGGTGGAGATAATACAGTTATTTCAAGTGGAGAAAATCCAAGATTTGCATACTTAGGTATTTCAAATATCACGGGTTATGATTCAGATTTCTTCCAATATAAAGGTAAACAACTTCCGGCAAATTTAGGAACTGACACTGTAGGTATTGATTGGGGTTATATAACTAAAGGTTTCCACTTTGATAGTGGGGCAACTGTTGTAACAATCACATCAGGACCGACATCAGGACAATCAGCGTACGAAGTAGGTGTTACATCATTTAGATCTGAACCTTCAGAAAATGATGACGCATACTACAAACTTAACACTCGTAAATTTACATTACTATCTTACGGAGGGTTTGATGGTTGGGATATCTATAGAGAATATAGAACTAACGATGACAGATTTATCTTAGGTGCTAGTGGTTATAAGTTTGGTGCGGAAGCGTCAATTACTTATCCTACTGCAACAGGATGGGGAGCATTTAAACAAATCTCAGGACCTAACCAAGAAGTGTGGGGTAATACTGATTACTACGCATACCTTTGGGGACAAAAAACATTGGCTAACCCTGAAGCGGTTAACATCAATGTATTTGTTACTCCTGGTATTGACTATGTAAACAACTCAAACTTAGTTGAGGAAGCGGTTACAATGATAGAAACAGACAGAGCTGATTCAATCTACATCTGTACTACACCTGACTTTGATTTATTCTCACCAACCCTTGATCCGGTAGATACTAACACTATCTATCCTCAAGAGGCGGTAGATAATTTAGAATCGACAGGTTTAGATTCTAACTACACTGCAACTTACTACCCTTGGGTACTTACAAGAGATAGTGTAAATAATACTCAAATCTACTTACCAGCAACGGCTGAAGTTACAAGAAACTTAGCGTTAACTGACAACATCGCATTTCCTTGGTTCGCATCAGCGGGTTACACAAGAGGTATTGTGAATTCAATTAAAGCACGTAAAACTTTAACTCAAGAAGATAGAGATACTCTTTACAAAGGAAGAATCAATCCAATTGCAACTTTTAACGATGTGGGTACAGTAATTTGGGGTAACAAAACTCTTCAAGTTAGACAATCGGCACTTGATAGAATCAATGTTAGAAGATTGTTGTTACAAGCTCGTAAATTGATTTCAGCAGTTGCAGTTAGATTATTGTTTGAACAAAACGACAATAAAGTAAGACAAGATTTCTTGGATTCAGTTAACCCAATCTTAGATTCAATCAGAAGAGATAGAGGTTTAATTGATTTCCGTGTGACAGTTTCAAACACACCTGAGGATCTTGACTCAAACACTCTTACAGGTAAAATATTCTTGAAACCTACAAGAGCACTTGAATTTATCGACATCGAGTTCATCATTACTCCAACAGGGGCATCGTTTGATAACATCTAATAATAAAAATGTGGGGGTAGGAAACTACTCCCACTTATATTTATAAAAAAAAAGTTATGAAAATTACAAAAAAATTAATTAAAGAATCTTTGGGTTATAAAAATGAGGGTAAAAAATCATACTCTGAAAAAAAACAAAACATTATTATAACTGAAAAACAACTTGAAAAACTTTTAGAATATTACAAAAAATGATTATGAACTTAAAAAGACTAATTAGAAACGAAGTATTCAAGATTGTTAAAGAAGGTATTTCTGAAGAAGGAGTTCCTGATTTAAAATATTATGCTTTTGACTGGGACGACAATATTTTATTTATGCCGACAACTATTATTGTTTTAGACGATAATGATGATGAGGTAAAAATGAGTACAGAAGATTTTGCTGAATATAGAGGTCAAATCGGTAATGAAAATTTTGAATATAAAGGTAAAACTATTGTTGGTTACGCAAATAATCCTTATCGTAATTTTACAGTAGAGGGTGATAAAAACTTTTTAACTGATTGTATGTTAGCAAAAACAGGTCCGTCTTGGGGAGATTTTGTGGAATGTATAAATGGTGGGTCCGTATTTGCAATAATTACAGCAAGAGGACATTCCCCTGAAGTAATGAAAGAAGCAACATATAACCTTATTATTAGTAACCATCAAGGAATTGATTCAAAAAGATGTGTAGAGAACTTAAAAAGATATATATCATTAATTATGGATCAAGATGCCAGTGGACTTTCAGATAAAGAAGTTATAGACGATTATTTAGAACTTTGTTATTTTGCACCTGTTACAAATCCTGGTTTCGGAGGTGGTTCAGCATCAAATCCCGAAGAAGGGAAAATAATTGCTTTAAGACATTTCATTTCATACTGTAAAGAACTTTCAAATGAGATTGGGGTAAAAGGATTATTTAAAAATGATATGTTAAATAAAGAACCAAAAATTGGGTTTTCAGACGATGACCCAAGAAACATAGAAAAGATATCAGGGTTTTTAGAAAAAGAATATCCAGAAAAACCAGTAGATATATATTTAACTAAAGGGGGAGAAAAAAGAAAAGTTAATTAATATAATTATTTACTAGTTAATACATAATTCTTAAAAAGTAGAAAGTAAATAGAAAAAAATTAAACGAACTAATATTTATAAATAAAATAAAATTTTTTAAAACAAATAGACATGGCTGACTTATTAATGAAAATGCCTTTACAGTACGAACCTAAAAGACAAAACAGGTTTATACTTTCTTTCCCAAATTCACTTGGGATTAACTCTTGGTATGTTGAATCAACTACTAGACCTAAAATTAAAATCGCTGAAGTTCCAATTCCATTTTTAAATACTGAAACTTATGTTGCTGGCAAATTCAATTGGGAGTCAATGGATGTTACTTTTCGTGATCCAATCGGACCTTCTGCTTCACAAGCACTTATGGAATGGGTTCGTTTACATGCTGAATCTGTTACAGGTCGTATGGGTTATGCTGCCGGATACAAAAAAGACATCACACTTGAAATGTTAGACCCAACAGGTGTTGCGGTTGAAAAGTGGTTACTTATTGGTACATTTTTAACAGGTGTTGATTTTGACTCTTTAAGTTATGATTCGGATAAGTTAGTTACCGTTAAGGCAACACTTAGACCTGATAGATGTATTTTGGTATATTGATTTTTTGTTTGTAAAATAAAATTAAATATTCAAGAGAATCCTACAGAAATGTGGGATTTTTTTATTTACATACCTTTTAAATAAATTATTTTTAAAATAAAAACTATGAGCGACGCAGCAATTTATGGACAAGAAATGTTTTCATTACCACACGACGTGGTTTCATTACCATCAAAAGGTAAGTTTTATACACAAAAAAAAGAATCAATAAAGGTTGGGTATCTAACCGCCGAAGATGAAAATATATTATTATCTCCAAACCAAACAAAAGACGGACTGATAAATACACTTTTAAGAAATAAAATTTATGAACCCGGATTTGACATAAACCAATTAATTGATGTTGATGTTCAAGCGATTCTTATCTTTTTAAGAAACACTTCTTTTGGGTCTGATTATATCTTTAAAATTAAAGATCCTGCAACAAATAGAGATTTTGAACAAACAATTCTTTTAGATGAGTTAAACTATATTAAACCTGAATTGGAACCAAGTGAAGACGGGTTATTTACAATTAACTTACCAAAAAGTGGATCTGTTGTTAAATGTAGGATTTTAAATTTAGGTGACCAAAAAGAGTTAGACAAATTAAGAGAATCATATCCACCAAATATGACAGTACCTGTAGTTACAAAAAGATTGGAGAAACAAATTATAGAATTAGATGGGGATAGGGATAGAGAAAAAATTGTAAGATTTGTGTATCAAATGCCGATTGCAGATTCAAAACACATAAGAAATACCATGTCAAAATGCGAACCTAAATTGGATTTAGAAAGAACTATTATAGCCCCGTCAGGAGAAAAAGTAACTATTGATGTTGCTTTTGGGGCTGAATTTTTTCGTCCTTTCTTCTAATTACAAAAAAAATCTATTAGACGAAATTTATTATTTATCAAAATATGCAAATTTTTCATATTTTGATATCTTACGTATACCGACCTATGAGAGAAAATATTTCGTTAACAAACTAATAGAAGAAAATTCTTAAAACTAAAAAACAATCTATTTATTATAAAATAGAAAATTATGTTATTATTTGCTGATGAAACTCCTGAAGCGGGATATGCCGGTTCCGGAACAGAAAATTTTGGTTATGAAAAATATCTTGAAGGGTTTAAAAATGCCGTAAAATCATCATTAGATATTGGTTATTTCCAATCATTTTTTACTGAATTAGAAGATCAGGCAGTTAAAACAAGTAGGTCACTTGCATCTAATATTGCGGGGTATTCACAATCATTAGAAAAATCTATGATGAATGTTTATAAACAAACTGTTAAAATCGGAGGTTCAACAAAAGATGTTATTGATTATGCCGAAGCCTTTGCTACACAAACAGGAAAGGTTCCTGCAATACAGGATGAGGTAATAGTAAACGCTATTAAAATTTCTAAAGAATTCGGAATATCAACAAAGGAAGTCGCTCAAATGGCGGGAGAGTTTAATAAAATTGGATTATCTCAATTAGCGGCAGTTAAAATGATTAGAACTATTGGGGAATCTGCAAGAAAATATGGAGTTAACGCTGGACAACTCACTAAAGTAGTTCAAGAAAACGTGAAAAAGTCATCGGCATATACATTTAAAGATGGTGTTGAAGGACTAACAAAGATGGCTGCAAAGGCTCAAAGTTTGGGTGTTGGTATAGAATCTGCTTTTAAATTATATGATGACTTTATGAATCCTGATAATGCAATTGAATTTGCTAGTGAAATGCAAATGTTAGGTGGAGAATTTGCCGCTCAATTTGGGGACCCATTTTCAAATATGGGTGCTAGTGTTGAAGAATTAAGAGAAAAACTTACAAAATCTGCGTCATCTTTTGCCGAACTTGACGAAAATGGTGAATTTAAAATTTCTAGAGAAGGACAGAAAGCGTTAAGAATACTTGCTGAAAAAACGGGTGAAAGTGTGGAAGATTTAGCTAGTATCGCAACACAATCTGCTAAAAAAATGGATGCGCTTGGGAAAACTAAATGGGCTGGTAATATTAGTGAAGAAGATAAGGAGTTTGTTGCATCATTATCGACAATGGGTAAGGAAGGTAAATATGAAGTTAAACTTCCTGGTACTGATAATTGGGTTAAAACATCAGAAATAACTTCAAAACAAATTGAAGAACTTAAAAAAAAGACTCAAGAAGGAGAAACGCCGTTACCTGATGGTAGTCAAAATGCGTTTAATGAAAGGTTTTTAAGTTCCGCCGAAAGACAAAATAATACATTAATACAAATTAGAGATGCTTTGATTTTAAAGGCTACGCCTGAACAAGGGGCTGCCGCGGTTAAGGCATTAACAACTTTAAGTGAAACCACAAGTGAAGTAATAACAAAGTTAACTAATATTTTACCGGTAAATGAAGTATTAACACTTTTAAAAAAGGTTAATGAACAAACAAAAAGTTATGTGGATGATCCTGCAGGTCTGAAGGGGGATATAAAAGTTATAGTAGATGACTTGAAAGATGTTCTTAATGACAGAGATGATGTTATTGACATAGAAGATGGATTTTTTCCTGGATCAGGTAGTGCGCCAAAAATTATGTCTGAAGGTAAAATATATAAAGGTATAGTTGGAGATCAAGTTGCGGTTGGTCCAAATCTTGATAACGCATTTGAAATGTCAAAAGAACAATTTAATACTATGAAAGTTTTAGCCGATACTTTTGGTGTTAGTGTGGAGGATTTAAAAGACCCATTTAAAATGATTGGTGCGGTAAATAAATCAAATCCAACACTACAAAGTACTTTAGGTGAAAAACCAACAAGACTTTCTGAAGTAATGACAAATAACACCACGAATACTAATATTAACACTACAAATACACAAAATTTATCAGGAGGATTCACTATAACCATAGATGCATCAAAAGTACCAAATTCATTAGACTCAACAATGTTGAAAAATGAAATGATGAAAGTTATGTATCAATTAAGTGATGAAATGAAAAAACAAGGAGTTTTAAATTTTAAACTTAAATAAAAATACCATTCAACCTATTTATATAAAAAATATAAATTGAATGGAAAGCCCATTATCATTTGACTCTTCTGAGAATTTTAGAAAAAAGTTATTGGTTAGAAACTTAAAACCATATAACGTAAATCAATCGTTTACATCGACCGACATACCTGGCATTAGTGATATTACACTAATTGATTATTCGGTTATTGATTCACCGTCTATTGACGTTATTAGTCAAACCCAAGAAGAAATTCTTTATAATAAAAACCAATATGGTCCAACTAACGGTGATGAGGTTTATGGGAATATCGTAAACATTAATTTAAATTTAAACACCCAAACAAATCAGGGCGTGTATGATTTTTCAAAATCTATAGGATCTAAATTAGAACTTCAAGGGGAAAACCAAGAAACATTACTTTATGTGAATAACTTATATGGCCCACAAAACCAAACAAGTTATGGGGATACCGTAAATATTAATCAAAATTTTCAAACTAATACGAATATTGGTGAATATGATATAACAGATACTATTGGTAGTAGGTTAGAACTAGCAGGAAATCAACAGGAGGTGATATTATATACCAATAACTTATATGGTCCTCAAGGAACTAATAGTTATGGTAATACGGTTGATATAAATCAAAACTTACAATCAACATCAAACGTAGGTGAATACGATGTGTCGGACTCTATTGGATCTAAATTAGAAACTATTGGAAATTTCCAAGAAGTCATACTTTATACTAATAACACATATGGACCTGCAAATAGTACGAGTTATGGTGATACTGTTAATATAAACCAAAATTCACAGTCTACATCTAATAATGGTGAGTACGGACCTATTATTTGGTCATTACAAAGAAGTACTGAACAATCAAGAAATATATTTTATGTATTAAATGAATATGGTCCTGATGGTTCAAATGGTTATGGAGATCAAATAAATGGTATATTAGATTCTAACTTACAAACCTCATCCAATCAAGGGGAGTACGGACCTTTAACGTTGACCGTTACAAAAACTGCGGATCAGTCAAGAAATGATATGTACGTTGTTAATGAGTTTGGACCTGAAGATGATAATGGTTATGGTAATCAAATTAATGCTACCATATATACTGATTTAATATCAAATTCTAATCAGGGCGAATACGGTCCATTAACTATGACCGTAACAAAAACAAACGATCAGATTAGAAATGAATTGTATGTTGCAAATGAATATGGTCCTGAAAGTGATAATGGGTACGGAAATGAAATTAACACAATAATTAATTCAAATTTACAAACCACCTCAAATCAAGGGCAATATGATTACGCTTTGTCTCCACCATCTTTATCTTCACAACAGTCACAAAATGAAGCATATGGTGATAATAAGTATGTAAATGGTGATGGTAATTATGAAGAAGTAACAATAACGGATGTTACTAGTCTAATAGAAAGAACATTTTTACCTTACGCAGATAGTAACACCACATTTATATTTGTTCCTTCTCAGTATGCACCTTATGATATTTTACTTCAAAATGATCCACAAGGAAGTGATGGTACACTTGCTAATGATTCAAGTTTGGCTCAATTAGGTGCTGAAAAATTACAAACAGAATTTAAAGCAAGAGTTGCGTTAGAACTATTACAACAAACATTAAGTAGAGTTAATGCCTTTAATACGTCAATTAATACTGATACTGGAAACATATCAGCAAAACCAAATACCGATCCTTTTAATGCTATCGGTATAATTTCAGGAAATATTCCATTATTGGCAAGAGACTATTCAGTTACAAGTCCCGATTTATTATTAGGTCAGGGAATTAATTTTGCTGCAAAACTTGCGGGTCTTTATTCCCCTTATTCTTATATACCTGGAGAATATTTTGATTATCCTAAAAAACGTCTTGTCAATCAGTTATTGGAAAATCCAATAGCGGCTGTTGTGGGATCGGCATTAGGGACAATAAATAAAATAACCAGTTTAAATATTGAAAGTGGGTCTGAATTATTTTTAGCAAACACTTCTAACGCAACTAGTGATCTTTTATTTCAGCAATTATCATATAACTCATATAGACCTGATTATAGACTAAACTCATTAAGAGACCCAAATCTTTTGGCGCCAAAACCATCTTTTTATGTTGGGGATAGAAAAACTTTCTTAAAGAGTATAACACCTATAGATCAACAGCCATTAAATAGATATGGTGATAACACAGAAGCTGCGGTTTTTGGACACGGAGGATTAGGTGCTGACTATGAGACATATAAGGGTCAAAGTGTTGGTGAGAGATTCTTCTTTGGTTTAACAACTAGAGGTTACTATGACGGGGCAAATAATCCTAATGGTACTGACACTGGAACCATTTTTGGAGGGTTTACTTGGGGATCTTCAAATAGTGGAACTATTAATAAAAAAATTGGGTACAATAACGAAGTATTTGGTGAAACAGATCAAGGTCCGGCATTTAATCTTGGATTACAAAGTACATTAGCTGGGGATTTTAATAGTTTTAGACCAGATTCAATATTAGATGTTACAAATCAATTAGTACTGAAAGGTGAACAGGCTAAAGGTATATTTAAACAAAGACACGTAGGAAATGCTATAAGTCAAGTTAGTAAAGTTTTTAACGATGGAAATATAGAATTAACAAAAGGTTCTAGAGTTATTAGATATACAACACCAAATTCGGTGGGGTCAACGGATCAAAATGGAGTGGTTGGGTATGAGTATTGTCGAGTTTTTACAAAAGACAATCCTTACTACCTTTATAGTGATCTACAAAAAACAGATGGTAATATACGTAAATTTCAAAACTCAGTATTAAGTAATACTTACAACTTGAATATTGCACCAATGAAGGGTAATGATTCAACAAGTTTAGATGAAACAAACAAAAGAGTTAAAAAATATATGTTTTCTTTAGAAAACCTTGCTTGGCGTTCATCTAATAGACCTGGTTTTACCGTAGAAGATTTACCGGCATGTGAAATAGGTCCTAATGGTGGAAGGATAATGTGGTTCCCACCGTACGACTTAAAATTTGATGAAAGTGTTAAAACTCAATGGACTGACCATACTTTTTTAGGTAGGACTGAACCTGTCTACACCTATAGTAACACATCTAGATCGGGAAGTTTAAGTTGGAAAATTTTGGTAGATCATCCATCTACTTTAAATCTTATTGTGAATAAAGAGTTAGCAAAAACATCACCGGAATCTAAATTAACAAAAATTGTAGATTCATTTTTTGCGGGATGTTTAAAATATGACATTTATGAATTGTTAAAAAAATATGCACAGTTTTCAATTAGTGATGTTTATGATGTGATATTAAGTACAAAAAATACCGACACGTTTAATCAAGCAATATCTGAACTACCACCAACAAACACTACTCAAACGTCATCATCCTCTGTCGGAGGTGGGGGCACCACAAAAGATTTTGGGGAGTATATTAATAAAGTTGCACTATATTTTGAAGATAGTGTCCCTGGTGGTGAAGACAATACTGAGTATAATACATTATATAATACATATTTAAATGTAATTGATGGTGATTATCCTTTTAAGGCGAAAAACATTATTGTGAATTACGACAATGAAAATTACCAAGACGATACTACTGCCGATAAGGGAGATGTTGATTTTTTTGTTAACTATATTGATGCCACTAAAAACGGTATTAGTGATTTTAAAAGTTTTATAGTTTCTAACTATGACAAATTTAATGAATTAAAAATAAACATTAAGGAGTTTTTAAGTCAAGGAAATAGTGAATTAACTTTAGAACTTACAGGAGGTGCATCTGCAACGGGTAGTAAATCAGCAAATAAGACATTAGGTAAAAGAAGAGTTGAGTCTATTAAGAAATGGTTAGAAACGGATGTTGATTTAAAAAAATATATTAACGATAAAAAGATATTAAAAATAGTAGATAAAAGTGCAGGGGATGCTATAACTTTAAATGTTAGTGAAAAAAATTACAATAAAATCGATTGTGACAAACAATTTAAAGGTAATAATGCAAACGAACAAACAGGAATATATTCAGTAAATGCTATGGCTTGTAGAACTGTTCAAGTGACCAATATTGTAATAAAAGAAATTGAAAAACCTAACAGTAATTCAACAAACACTACTCAAACAGATACGTCAAGTGTTGCTCCTTCACCTAATGCTGCTGAAGAAAACGCACCTGTAACTCAAACTCCAACGGCAACAAACGGACAACCACAGTCAAGTAGTAGCACTAGTAGACCTCAACCTAGACAAGATATAGTTAAAAGGTTGTTACGAAAATTGCTTACAGAATCGGATTATTTTGAAATGATTAAGGAAAACGAACCTATGATCTACGATGGCATAAAACAAAAAATAAGACATTTTGATCCTGCATTTCACTCCATTACTCCTGAAGGGTTAAACTCAAGGTTAACGTTTTTACAACAATGTATGAGACCTGGAGATACTATACCTGCAGTTCAAAAAAACAATAATCAAACGACACTAGTTTATGGAGATGCATTTAACACCGCGTTTGGTGCACCACCTGTTTGTGTATTAAGAATTGGGGACTTTTTCCATACCAAAGTAATAATAGATAGTTTAACTCTAAAATATGATGAAGTTCCATTTGATTTAAATCCTGAGGGAATTGGAGTTCAACCAATGATTGCTGATGTTTCATTAAATTTTAATTTTATTGGTGGACAAGGATTAAAACAACCAATAGAACAATTACAAAACGCACTTTCTTTTAACTATTATGCAAATACTGAAGTTTATGATGAAAGGGCTGAAGAAACAGAACCTGTAGATAAAAAATTAACAGCAGAATTAATTGACATCGCACAAGATTCTTTAGGTATACTTACTGATTTAACAAGACCTGACGAAAATAATGGGCAAACAACTATTGGTGCAATATTAACACAAGTGGTTGACCCAACGGGTAATACAATCACTGGTGATATAGAATATAAAACAGTGTTTAATGAATTAGTTGGAAATGTTGAACAATATTTTAACTCCACTTTTGACGCTTTGAAAAAGGTTAATGAGGACTTTTTATATGGTGGAATAGTTTTATCTAGTGCCGATGTGAAATATAGAGAAGGGGAAATAATAACTACCGGATCAACAAATGGTAGGATCTTTGGGTATCCTGTTGGTATACAACAAAAGGTTGATGATTTATTTACAAAGACAAAAGAAGATGTTGATAATGATAAATGCCCATTACTATATGGTGTATTTGATCAAAACTTTAAAAATGCTGATATAAGAGATGTTAAGAAGAAAATAAAAGAAATGATTGATAATAGAAAGGATGGTTATACTTTAAATATTAAAAAATCATATGAACAATCATTAAATTCTGAATTAAAATTAGTTAATTTAATTGATAAACTTAATTTTGTTTCAGGGGCAAGAGACGGTTATAAAAATAAAAAAAATACACCAATTATATATGAACTATCAGGACAAACTACGGGGGTTGTTGATGGATCATATGCAAATACTTTTGACGAATATAAAGGTGATTATGCAAAAATTGCAAATGATATACAAACTTTTTATGATGGTATGTTTGTGATAATTCCACCTGATGGTGTAACAGCATATAATGAAGATTATACTTTTGATCTTTATTTAAACATTCAAGATGAGAACTATTTACCTAGTGAAAATAGATTTTTTATGATATTTGGTAAAGAAATCGTAGATGACCCAACAAAAATAAGCGGAGAACTTTATGACGCTGTCACTTCATCTGATGACAGAGCCAAATGGCTTGACTATTTTTATTATGTTATTATAGGTACAAGTAGTTTAGAACTCATAGGATTACCATCAATTCAAGCAAGGTATATTGAATCGAAAAATACAGTTAATCAATTTTTTGGGATTGTTGAGAATAGTGATTTCTACAAAAAAGTAAAAACTAATTATCAATCTGACTTGAAAAATAAAGAAAGAAAAGTATCATATAAAAAACAGGAACCATTAAACCAAACAGATGGTAATAAACTTTTGAAATTATGGCAAAGTACATCAATACCTGATGATGAGTTCAATTTCAAAAAAGAATTTAGAGGGTAATAACTATGCAGTATTATAATAGATATTCTAATTTTTTAATTAACGGAGAACAAACAGTGGTACCTTATGTAAATGTACCACCAAAACCGACAGACCAAAGATATATTTATAGGTTAAACCAAAGTAGATTAGATAAGATTAGTTTTGAAAAATATGGGTCACCCGTTTTTGGATGGCTTATTCTGCAAGCTAACCCAAAGTTTGGAGGTTTGGAAAGTAATATTCCTGACGGTACTGTTTTAACAATACCGTTCCCATTAATTAGTTCATTACAAGACTACAAAACGGCCTTAGATACACATATATTTTATTATGGCAGGTAGAGTACAAACAAAAAATGTTTATGTAGATACGGAATATGATAATATTATTGTCATAGATCCAAATATTGTGCAAAATGAAGATGGTTCTCCCGTAGAAAGATTAGTTCAGCATGAAGATTTAGTTTATTATGCTAATTTAGAAACAAAAATAGTACCTAGAACTAAATTGGCGGTTGGTGAAACTTTAGATATAGTAAACACCACAGTCGCTAGTTTTATTGGTGGAGACGAAAATGAAAATTTAAATTTTTTAAAACCAAAAAATAAAAAGGGTACGTTTGATACCAGCTGGTCTGATCAATTAACGGGACAAGGTTCAAGAGGTGGTGCGGGTTATAATCAAACAACCGAACAAGTAAGTGAAGTAACTGACAGTAATGGTAAAACAAAAAATGTATTTAATAGAAACATCACAAATTATCAAGATGTTCAAACACTCGGTATTAAGTCAATAAGTGTTACTATAACAGCTGCCGGTGTTCCACAAGTAGATATGACACTTGTTGATGTACAAGGAAGAACCCTTTTTGAACAAGGAGAGAATTCTTTATACTCAATATTCTTTAATTTACCATATCCAGCGTTTTATCTTACACTAAAAGGATACTATGGGAAGGCATTAAGATATCAATTGGCGTTAATATCTTTTAATGCTAAACTAGATCCTAAAAGCGGAAATTTTGATATTAGTTTAAAACTAATGGGAAGACCGGGTGCGTTGTTATTTGATACACTTTTTGGGTATGGAAAAAACCTACCAAAAATGTATAAAAAAGAGTACACTGTTGGAGGTAATACTTCAAATTCTAACCAAATAGGTATTGGATCGCAGAATCAAAAAAAAGTATCCACAACATTAGGTAGACAACTGTTAGAAGAAACGTATGCAAATTATGAATCTAAAGGGTTGATACCACCAAATTTCCCAAGATTATCAATTGAGGATTTCATGTATAGGATTCAAAGTTTTGTAAAATGGTTACAAGAAGACACTAAAAAAAAAGGGGATTTTCAAATTTTAACTGAAGTCTATAAATTTAGAAAAGATTTAGAAAATCTTAAAAAAGAAGTATTTGATAATTCAATAAATGATTATTTAGATTTAAATAATGTTTTTGTAATCAATGGAGAATATTATTACCCGTACAAGCCTGAAATTAATAAAACAGTAAGGGATGCTCACAGAAAATATATAAAAAATATAACAACATTATTGGGTTCATCAAGTAAAGAATCTCCGTTATTAACGGATATGTATGAATTTAATACTACTTTTGGTAAAGGTGGGTCGTATACGATAAATAGTGTTAAAACTCCTTCAGATTTGGCATCTCCACTTGTTTCAAAATTAAAGTATGAAAATATTGTAAAAGAAAGAGATTTAACGACAGAACCCTTTACTGAAAAAGAATATGAAGATACGTTCTTTGCTAGAACTGGTAAAACAAAAATGCAAGACCCTCAGGGGTATAGTAAATTTGTTGCAAATTTGGCAGCTACATCGGTTGTATTAACTTATGAGTTAGATGTTAATTTAGTAAAAAAACCATCTAAAACAACATTTTTTGTATTTGGAATTAAGGATAATAATCAACAAAATTTAGTTGTATCTCCTCCAGGATTTTTACAAATTATAAGTGACACTGAAAATGAGCTTAAAACTCGTGAACAAGATATTGAAATTAAATTAAGTGAAGTTTTAGCACAAAAAATAGGTGCGTCAGATAAAGGAATTGGATTTATACCAACAATAAGGAATGTTTTTGCCGTTTTATTTGCTGGTATTGATTCATTTTATAAATTAATGGATGATACCCATAGAAAGGCGTGGGAAAAAAGGGAAGATAGGGCAAGAATTGATGCTATTTTAGATAAAACAAAACCATCCGTAGAGAGAAATGATAATGATACAAATCAAATCGTTTATCCTTGGCCACAATATTATGTTCAAAAAAATGAAGATGGTAGAAATTTATATGAGATACAATATCCTGGAGATCCTCAATTTGTGAATCAAACAAAAGGAAACAATTTTACAATTTGGCCTGAAGTAGAGTTTACTGAACAATATTTGGCGGCGGCATCCTCCAAATTATCTAATGTTGATAATAGTGTTTATACTGATCCCACAAAAGTTACAAAAAAATCACAATTAAATTCTATATACAAAACAAATAACCCCTATTTTAATACTAACAGGTCAAACCTTTTATTTGAGATATTAGAAAGATCTTATGTTAATGCTTATTATGGTAAATTTAATTATAAAAATTATAAAAATTATCATATAGATACGTTAATTGCTGATCTTGAGGGAGAAAACATAATTGATTCAATTATTAATATTTTACCACTTATTGATTTGTTTAAAAATTACAATTTTACTTATATTACCCTTAAAGATTATTTAAAAACAAATTTCATTAGACAGTGGTGGTATTATGAAAATAATCTATTTTCAACACCGGATTTATCAACAAGTTTAGTGACTGAAAATCAAAATAGTTTATTTAGTTTAGATTATTTAACTAAACAACAAGTAACCACTACTTCGGATTTACAAATAAAATTCCAAGATTATTTAAAAGATTCGGCGTCAAATGAAGAATCATTTTTAGATACATATCCATTTACAAATGGTGGTTGGATTTTTTCTAACATGGCAGATGGGATAAAGGTGGGTGGTACTGAGTCATTTAGAGAAACTACTAAAATTTTTAAAATTGAAGAAAGTTTAAAAAAGGTTGCAAGACTTGATACTAATTATGACGGACAAGACGTTAATATGTTTGTTAATAATAGAATTTTTGATAATAGTTTTGTTTCTTTGTCAGTTACTAATAGTTCAGGACAAGAAATTCCTGTTAACACTCGCGAAACACTAAAACAATTTTTTGAACAAAGAACTAATGACCCAAATTTATTTGTGTTTACTGAAACCGCAATTGATTATGGTAATGAATATATCGGACAAGTTAAAACAAAATTACAAACAACATCACTTTTAAATACCCCATATTTTGTAAATTCAATTATGCGTGGTGTTGAATTAGAAAAAACAAAAGGGGAAACACCATATGCTGCTCTTGGGTATTTGTATTTAAATTCACTTCCTTTAATTACCACAAGAGAAAAATTAAAAACAGTTGATGGAGGAATACAAAGTGATTTGGATTATTTAGCGGCGTCATTTAATAAATTATCAGCAATCCACCAAGTACCATACGCTTGGGTTTTAAAATATGGTGCGATTTGGCATCGTTATAAAAAATGGGTTGAAACAGGTAATGACATATTAGATGATAATTATGTGTGGAAGGATTTTGACGCGGCAGCAGCTTGGGATCCATTAGGTAATTCTAAATCAAAAACATATACCTTTACTAACTACATGGGGGGAACATCTAATGTTACTTTACAACAAGAAACGCAAGGGATTCCACTTGGAATACCAAGTGTTATTAAAACATATGATGTTGGGTTTTATCCAAAAGTTTGTAATGATGTATATTACTTTTTTTCTAAAAAAGATTTGTATTCGGAGTATACTGGACAAGATTTATTTGTACCTGGAAATGACAGGGTGAATAGGGGAATATCTAATAGTTATACAATAGAACCAGCTATAAATAATGCATATGAGCAAACAATAGTTAACAGTATTTATGTTTATTATGAAATAAAAAATGATACAAATTTACCATTTTATAATGAAAATTCAGATATTTTCTTTCCTTCTTCGGGATTTGATGATATTAATCAATCAATTTTTGAGTGTTTTGATGAAAATGGTGTTGAAAAAACACCATTAAAAGATAATCCAGCATTTTATAACGGAACAGTAAAAAGTCTATGGAACTCTCCTCATTATGGGTATTATGATAATAGTAAAATAAAAAAACCACATCCTTGGGAGTATATTAAAAAAATTAAAACATCAAAAACAGAACAAAGTTCTTTTGATTTATTAAATAACAATGAAGAATATAGTACAATTGAGGAGATATTTGGTATTTTTAATAAAGAAACTTTAGATCTTTTTGAAAAAAGATTTTTATTATTTATTGATCCATATGCGACTGAAAAAACATTCTTTTTAGAAGATGAGATTTTTTCAGGGACATTAGAAACACCACCAAAACTAAAAAATGGTGATGAAAAAAGTTTATATTCACAAATGAAAAATTTGTTTGTGGTACCTGAAAATTTTTCACAAATGGAAAATTTTACGGCAAGAGTTAAAGAATTTTTAGATTTTGACGTTATACTTAGAATCGGAAATCCTGGAAATTTTGATAGACAAATTTTTAGCGAATTTACAAATTCACCAAAATATCTTCCAACAAACGATCAAGTTAAATATAAGTATAGTCCATATTCAGGAAACTTACCTCCACAAGTCACGGTAACACAATCAAAGGCGAGTTATCCTGAAGAATGGAAAACATTGCAATTATATGTAGGATTTTCAACAATAAGTGAATTAAGTTATAATGGTACGTCCTCAATCATTACCGACTTCTTTAAAGAAATGGACATTGAATTTACAGTGGATAATATTAAAAGATTTTCACAATTAATAAAATTGTATGTTACAAATAAAATAAAAGATCCGACATTAGATAAAACTAAATTTATAAATTTAATTATTGGTTTTTTAGACGAAAAAGAAGTTTATCAACAAAACCTAATTGATGAGACGTTTATGTTTTTAAGAGGAAACTTAAAAGAAATAACATCAAATCAAACAGCAATACAATCGCCTGTTAATGGTAATGTTATAAAATTAGAAACGTACTCAACACTTAAAACATTAAATGATAAATGGATTGCAGGTAGCGAGCTTCAAGATAAAACAATATTTGAAGACTTTTTATTTTACGATAGGGCGAATAGTGATATTGGAAATAGTTATACAATTGACGTAACACAATTAAGTAGTGTATTAGAAAATAGCGATAATATGTCAATGATGAACGTGGTTAGTTCAATCTTGGATAAAAATCATTTTTTATTTTTTGCAATGCCTGCGTACATTAATTTTTATAATTTACAAAAGGCGGTAAGAGAAGATCAAGACATACCTTATGAGATACCAAACTCAATGTTTGGTACATACTTAAATGTTGATTACATTAATTCAAAACCTAAATTTCTTTGTATGTATATTGGAAATACATCGGAACATTTAGCCAATGACTCAGAATTTAATAAATTTGGTGATGATGTTTTGGATTTGAGAAAAACAACAAATACCATAAGGAAAACAACTGAAAATATAGATAAGGAAAAAGAAAATTTAGTTTGTGCATTTAATGTTGATTTTGGTATTAAAAATCAAAATATGTTTAGTGATTTATCATTAGATATGGCGGAAAAACAAAATACCGCCGAGTCAATTAAATTAGAAGCCGAACTTGCAAATTCCGCATCCGCAAATAAAGTGGCTCAACAATCTACATCTTTATATAGTATCTATAGAACAAGGTCATACAGCTGCGGAGTAACAAGTATGGGTAATGCGATGATACAACCAACAATGTATTTTAATCTAAGACACGTACCTCTTTTTAGAGGAGCATATTTTATTAATGAGGTTAAACATAATATAGACGCACAGTCATTTAAAACAGAATTTAAAGGGGTTAGAGTACCAATTTATACTTTACCAAAACCCGATAGTTTTGTTGCATCAATAAATAAAAATTTATTAGAAAGAGTTAAAAGTGATGTGATTAAAGAAGGTATATCAAAATGGGAATTAAGCACTGGTTACACAAAAAATCCTAATTTGACGGTTAATAATACACCATTAATGGATACATTGGCCGCTTGTAAAAGTAATGTTGCTAGCGAATATCAATTAATACCTTTTGTTGATTCTGAAACTACTAGAACAACCGATAGTGTATTAAAAGATAGGTTAAATTCTTTGATTAATATTGATAACCTCAGTAATAAACTTTTAAAAACTTATTTATTTGGCATTACTAATGTATGTATTTCAAATAGAGTCGATGGTGAGGTTATATTCTCATTTAATCATAACTTATTCTCATTCCAAACATCAAGTCTTTATGGAGGAAATATTGCTGAAACCTATATTGCAAAACAAAGTTGCGCTAAAGTTAACAACTATTCAACACCAATCATTGCATTTGATAATGACGATCAGTCTATTAATATGGCAATTTCTTTATTAGGTGGTTTAATGGCTATAGTTCCTGAAATTGCAAACAAGACATCATTTAGCGATAATAAAGATAAATATTCAGAGGCTCTTGCTAGATTATACATAGAAACATTTGAAAATGTTATGGTAAACCCCGATGCTAATAAAGTGTACGATGGGTTACAAAGTAAATTAGATAGTGGTTTATTAGCTGAGACGGCATTTAAAAATTATGTTGACATTTTTAAAGAAGCATATAGTTATTTTTTTTAATTATTGAATGAACGATATATTTATATATAAAAGAAATTATGGATATGAAAAATTTATTAGATAATTATTTGAAAAAAGATACACGTATTTCAGAAAAACAAATTGAAAATGGGTATAAAGAAGTGTGCGATCTTGATACAGGTGATTGCTACACAGTAAGAATGAAAGATGGTCTTATTGAAAGAGTTGATAACACCAAAAATGTTAATAGAACATTAAGAGTTGAAACACCTACGGGAGTTAAAACATTATTAAACGGATAAAAATAAAGATATGTCTATAGATAAAAAAATATTAGAAGAATTAAAAAGGTTTAATCAAATTAACACTTATGTTCTTAAAGAACAGGCAGAAGATGTACCACCTCCACCTGACGCGGCGGGAGGGTTACCTACTGATTTGCCTCCACCACCGGCAGATGCTGCAGGTGATATTCCTCCACCACCGGCAGATGCGGCTGCAGGGGCACCACCGGCAGATGCTGCGGCAACTGAGGTTCCTGAACCTGTTGATGTTGAAAACGATCCGGATGTTGACGTTGTTGACGATAAAAAAGAAGATGAGGGTGAAGGTGATACTGAAGAATTAGATATTACTGATTTGGTAACCACACAACAAGAAATTAGAGATAAACAAGACGAGTTTATGGATAATATCTTTTCTAAATTAGACGATTTACAAGGTAAATTGGAAGCAATGGATGGTATACTTCAAAAAATAGATGGTTTAGAATCTAAGATTGAAAAAATGAGACCAAAAACTCCTGAAGAAAAATTGGAACTTAGAAGTTTAGATTCTGGTCCATTCAAACAAAAATTAAGTGATTTTTTTGATGAGAAAAAAAGTGAAATGGAAGAAACAGGAAAAAATGAATATGTTTTAACATCAGATGAAGTTGAGAATTTTTCACCATCAGAAATCAAAAAAACATTTAATGTTTACGACGACGAAGAAGAGTTATAATTATTTTTTAAATAATAAATTAAGGGGTTTTTTAACCCCTTTTTTTGTTTTATGAATTTGACATTTTAAGAAAATTACTTATAATTGTATAAAGATAAAAGAGTAATAATTAAAAATTAATTTATGGCAAATTCAGTATTAGATTCAGTACTTGCGCAGTACGAAAAGAATTCAAATCCTACGGGAAACTCAACACCAAGAATGTCTGAACAAGACAGATTAAAAAGGTATTTCACAACCCTTTTAGGTAAAAACGAAAAATCAGGACAAAAAAGAGTTAGAATCCTACCAACTAAAGACGGATCATCACCATTTGTTGAAGTATGGTATCACGAAGTTTTGGTTGATGGTAAATGGCAAAAACTTTATGATCCGGGAAAAAACGACGGAGAAAGATCACCACTTAATGAAGTTTATGAAGAACTTATGTCAACAGGTAAAGATAGTGATAAAAAGTTGGCGTCTGAATACCGATCAAGATTGTTTTATATTGTGAAACTTGTTGATCGTGACAACGAACAAGATGGTCCTAAGTTTTGGCGTTTTAAACACAACTATAAGCAAGAAGGTATCTTGGATAAGATCCTACCTATTTGGAAAGCTAAAGGAAATGTAACAGACGCTGAAAATGGTAGAGACCTTATCATTGAATTATCAAAGGCAAAAACACCACAAGGTAAAGAGTACACAGTTGTTCAAACTATTATGTATGACGATCCTGCACCTCTACACACTGACAATGGTCAAATGAAAGAGTGGGTGGGTGATGAAACAACATGGAATGATGTTTACGCTAAAAAACCTGTAGAATATTTAGAGGCAATTGCAAGTGGGCAGACACCAATTTGGAACTCTGAACTTAAAAAGTATGTTTATGGTGAAAATGCTGAAATTTCTTTAGGTGGATCTAAAACTGAAGAATTGGTAATTGTTGACCCACAGGCTAACGACGAGGCAGACGAGGAACTTCCTTTCTAAAAAAAACATTTGGGCATTGAGTTGATTAATGCCCATTTTTTATTTAATTTTTTAAAAAAACAATATGAATAAAATATCAGAAAAAATGTATGAAGCATTGATCTTAAAATATAGATCAGAAATGGCGGAAGCCGAAGCAACACTTCTTGTTTATTTTAACAACCCTGTGGGTATTGGAGAACACCCACAACATTTGGAAGAAATGGATAAAATGGTTGAAAAAATGACAACAGCTAAAGATAAACTTGATATGCTTGAAACAGTATATAGGTATAACCTTAAAAAGGATAGTGAGTTTTTGGTTACCGAAGATATGTTGAAAATAATTAACGAACAAAACAGAGAAGAAAATGGCAATTAAGAAGAGTGACTTCGGTTCATTAAAAAAGAAATTCTCCACATCGGCAAAATATAAACCACAAAGATTTTTTGATCTTGGTGAACCATTTTTGGATGCGGTTGGTCTTCCGGGCCCTGCGATGGGACATATAAATATGTTTCTTGGACATTCAGATACGGGTAAGACAACGGCACTTGTAAAAACGGCAGTTGATGCGCAAAAGAAAGGTATTCTACCTGTGTTTATTATTACAGAACAAAAATGGAGTTTTGACCATGCCAAACTTATGGGTTTTGAATGTGAAGAAGTTGTTGATACAGAAACTGGTGAATTAGAGTGGGATGGTTTTTACATCTTTAATAATAACTTTGATTACATTGAACAAATTACAGATTACATTAATGAATTATTAGATGCTCAAGAGAAAGGTGATTTAGATTATTCATTATGTATTATGTGGGATTCTGTTGGATCTGTACCTTGTAAAATGACTTATGAAGGTAAAGGTGGAAAACAACACAATGCTAGTGTTTTAGCGGACAAAATTGGTATGGGAATCAACCAAAGAATATCGGGATCACGTAAATCTGATTCTAAATTTGAAAACACCCTGATCATTGTTAATCAGCCTTGGGTGGAATTACCTGACAATCCTTTTGGACAACCAAAGATTAAGGCAAAAGGTGGTGAAGCAATTTGGTTAAACTCATCATTGGTATTTTTATTTGGAAATCAAAAAGGTGCTGGCACAACTAAGATTACCGCAACAAAAGACAAACGAACAGTTAAGTTTGCATCAAGAACAAAAGTGTCTGTAATGAAAAATCACATTAACGGACTTGGGTTTGAAGATGGTAAGATCATTGTAACACCACACGGGTTTTTGCCGGGTAAAGAAGCTGCTGAAGAAAAGGTATCAATTGAACAATACAAAAAAGATTATGCCGAATATTGGAAAGAAATTATTGGAGTTGACGGTGACTTTGATTTGAAAGCGGAAAAAGAAGAAGTTGAGTAGAAACCTTATAACAAACAATTAATGACTAAAACTTTATTAGTCGATGGGAACAATTTATTAAAAATTGGATTTCACGGAGTTAAAGATTATTTTAATGGAACGGAGCATGTGGGTGGCATTTGGCACTTTTTAAATACCATCCGCAAGTTTTTAGAAGAAACCAATTATAATAAGGTTGTGGTCTTTTGGGATGGAGAATTATCAACCGCACAAAGAAGAGTCCTGTACCCAAAATACAAACTTAACAGAAAAGGGGTAACTGAAGATTTTAAAGAAGAATCATTTGGTAAACAAAAACAACGGGTTAAACAATATTTGGAAGAAATGTTTGTTAGACAAGTTGAGTTTGAAAATTCAGAAGCTGACGACCTAATCGCATATTATTGCAAAATTTCAAAAAACGAACACAAAACAATTTTTAGTGGTGATAGAGACCTTACACAACTTATTTCTGAAGATGTGACCATCTATTCGCCAAATACAAAAAAGTACTATAAGAACGGAGATAAGATCAAATTAAAAGAAATTGAAATACCCCATTATAATGTAAAGACCTATAAAATAATAGCCGGTGATATGTCGGATAATATTGATGGTATATATTATTTGGGTGAGAAAACAATAGTTAAATTATTTCCTGAGATACTTGAAAAAGAAATATCTTTTGACGATATTTTAAAAAAGGGTGAAGAACTATTAAAAGAACAAAAAGATAATGTAGCCTTGAAAAATCTTCTTACTGGTAAAACTAAAGAAGGAATATTTGGAGAAGAATTCTTTGTCATTAACAAAAAAATCGTAGATTTGTCCGAACCACTAATTAGTGACGAGGGAAAAGAATTGGTTGAACTATATTACTCTGAGTCATTGGATCCTGACGGAAGAGGGTATAAGAATCTGATTAAAATGATGATGGAGGATGGATTTTTTAAATATCTACCTAAAAGTGATGATCAGTGGGTTTATTTTTTAAGACCATTTTTAAAGTTAACAAGAAAAGAAAAATCAAAATTTAAAAACAAAAAAGTATGAAAGAACAAAATGACGTAACAAAGGTTGAATTTTTGATCACATTAAATGATAATTTTGTGGTACAAAGATTTTTCAATGTTAAAGGGTATAACCCAAACGTTAAAAATAGTGTTGATCTTTATGATTTGATGTGTGAGATATCAAATGACGTAAAAAGGATATTAAGAAACAAAACGGTAGATTACATGCTGGATAATCAATATGTAATTGAGTCAGACCCTACGGTTCTTGAAACCTCAAATACTGATGGTCCAGAGCTATTTAACATTTATTTAAAGGCCGAAAATGAGACAATTTATCATAGAGTGATAGACGCCAAGTTATACCCACCAAAGATAAGATACACTCTGGATACCCGCCCAATCCTAAAAACGGTACTTAAAACCCTTACTGACATTTTGTCAGAGAAAAAAATTAACACAAAATATCTTGAATATACACTAGCTTAAGATATTTATTAAAAACAGGAAACAAACTTAAAACTATATGTCAGACAAGAAAAATTTCGGTTATTTAGGGAACACATTTCAGATCCAATTACTTAACAATATTATACTTTACAAAGATTTCTCAAACACAATTATTGATGTAATTGATCCTCACTATTTTGATAACCAATACTTTCGTCTGATTTGTCAAATGATTAAAGAGTATTACACAAAGTACGAACACACACCTACTTTTGATACTTTAGAACAACTTGCAAAATCTGAAATAACATCTCCTATGGCACAAAAAAGTGTCTTGGATATGGTAGAACAAATTAAATCATCTTCTGAAGATGGATATGAGTTTGTTCAAGAAAAATCATTAAAATTTTGTAAACAACAAGAACTTCAAAAAGTAATGGGTAAGGCTCAAAAAATCATTGATAAAGGTGATTTTGAAAGTTATGACAGGTTAGAAGAAATGGTAAGAGGCGCACTTCAAGTTGGGGAAGTGGATAAAGGGACTAACGATGTGTTTTACGATTTAGACGAAGTATTAAATGAAGATTATAGACACCCAATTCCAATTGGTGTTGCAGGAATTGATAACTTATTAAAAGGTGGTTTGGCAAAAGGGGAGATAGGAGTAATATTAGCACCAACAGGGGTTGGAAAAAGTACGTTTACGACAAAGATTGCAAACCACGCATTTAATTTAGGTTACAATGTTTTACAGATTTTCTTTGAAGACAACCCAAAAATTATTCAAAGAAAACATTTTACTTTATGGACAGGAATTGCACCTGACGATTTATCAGACCATAAAGATGAGGTAATGGAAACGGTTAAACAAATTCAAAAACAAAGAAAAAACAAATTAATTTTGAAAAAATTACCGTCTGATACCGTAACAATGAATCAAATAAAAAATCAGGTAAGAAAAATGATTGCGGATGGGACAAGAATTGATATGATTATTTTGGATTATATTGATTGTGTCGTTCCTGACAAAATGCTTGGAGATGAATGGAAGAGTGAGGGATCTGTTATGAGATCATTTGAAGCTTTATGTCACGAATTAGACATTGCTGGTTGGACTGCAACACAAGGAAATAGAAACTCTATTTCTTCTGAGGTTGTCACAACTGATCAGATGGGTGGATCCATTAAAAAAGCACAAGTAGGTCACGTTATTATTACTGTCGCGAAATCATTACAACAAAAAGAAATGAATTTAGCAACTATTGCGATTACAAAATCAAGAATTGGAAAAGATGGTATTATCTTTGAAAATTGTAAATTTGACAACGGAATGTTAGAAATTGACACGGAACAAAGTGTTACATTTTTAGGGCATGAAGAGCAAAAAGAAGAAAAAAATCGTAATAGAATCAAAGAACTTCTTGAACAAAGAAGACAAAGAGAAAATCAAGTTTAACAAATAAATTTAATAAATTAATACAAAATGGATATTTCGCAAAAAATATTAAAGGAAAATCCCGCAAGGTTTGTTATATTTCCCATTGAACATAATGACATATGGGAATTTTATAAACAACATCAAGCGGCGTTTTGGACAGCAGAGGAAGTTGACTTAACAAATGATATTAGAGATTGGGAAACGCTTACTGATAATGAAAAATATTTTATTAAAAATGTTTTATCATTTTTTGCAGCGTCAGACGGGATTGTTAATGAAAATTTAGCAGAAAATTTCTACAGAGAAGTCCAATATCCTGAAGCAAAATTCTTTTATGGATTTCAGTTGATGATGGAAAATATACATTCACTAATGTATTCATTATTAATTGATACTTATATCTCAAACGCACAAGAAAAAGATGAATGTTTTAATGCCATTGATAGATTACCCGCTGTTCAGAAAAAAGCTAAATGGGCATTAGATTGGATTGAAAACGCATCTTTTCAAGAAAGATTAATAGCCTTTGCTGCGGTTGAAGGTATATTTTTTTCAGGTTCATTCTGTTCAATATTTTGGTTAAAATCAAGAGGTATAATGCAAGGTTTATGTAACGCCAATTCATTGATATTTAAAGATGAAAATTTACATTGTGATTTTGCGATTCATTTATTAAATAATCATTGTGAAAACAAACCATCAGAAAAAAGAATTAAAGAAATTTTATTATCCGCTCTTGAAATTGAAAAAGAATTTATTACCGAATCTTTACCTATTTCTTTAATTGGTATGAATTCTAATTTAATGAAACAGTATTTGGAATTTGTGGTTGATGGGTTATTGGTAAAAATGGGATGTAGTAAAGAGTTCAATGTTGAACAACCATTTAAATTTATGGAACAAATTGCTGTTGAAACCAAAGGAAACTTTTTTGAATCTAGAACTATGGAATATCAAAAAGCAAAATTAAACGAAACTATTACATTCACTGAAGATTTTTAAAATTATATATTATGTCATTAAAAATAATAAAAAGAGGAGGGGACTCAGCATCATTTAACCCCCAAAAAATTTATAATAGAGTTAAACGAGCTTCAAAAAGTTTAAATGTTAACTCTGATGAAATCTTTATAAAGGTTATCACATCGGTTCCGACTGAGGGTGAAATTACAACAAAAGATTTAGATAAGTTAATTTATGAAATTGCCGCGGCTTACACTGGTAGTCATCATGATTACTCTCGTTTAGCGTCATCTGTTGCCATTTCTTCATATCATAAAGAGACAAATGCAAGTTTTTCACAAACTATGAAACTTCTATATGACGATGGTGTCATACATGAAAAATTAATTGAGACTATTCAAAATTATAGTGAAGAAATAATAGATAATATTATTGAACACGAAAAAGATTATAATTTTGATTATTTTGCTTGGAGATCTTTACAAGAAATGTATCTATTAAAAAGACCAAATGGTAAAGTAGTTGAAAGACCCCAACACATGTATATGAGAGTAGCTCTATGGGTAACTAATAGTTTTTCAGAGGCTGTTGAATATTATAAATCGTTATCTAACCAACTTATATCAAAAGCGACTCCTATCATGATAAATTCTGGAACCAAAGTTCCTCAATTAGCTTCTTGTGTGTTGCATTATAATAATTCAGATACTAGACAAGGACTATTAGATACGTTAAATGATATTTCAACATTCTCATCTGATGCAGCAGGCATTGGATTATCAATGTCTAATATTCGTAGTAAAGAAAGTAGAATAACAACATCTGGTGGTTTTGCTGGGGGGCTGTTAAAATACTTAAAAATTGTAAACGAATCTTTAAGATTTTTTAATCAACAAGGTAGAAGACCTGGAAGTGCTGCTATTTATTTAGAACCATGGCATAAAGATATTTTTGATCTATTAGATATAAAAAAGAATACAGGTGCCGAAGAACTTAGGGCTAGAGATTTATTTACTGCACTTTGGATTCCTGATAATTTTATGAAGGCGGTAAAAAATAATGGTGATTGGCACTTGTTTTGTCCTAATGATATTATTAAATCCGGTATAAAACCATTACAAGAATGTTATGGTGATGAGTATGAAGAAAACTTTAATAAGGCGGTTTCAATGGGTATCGGTAAAAAAGTTAAAGCTCAAGATGTGTGGTCTAAAATTATTGAATCACAAGTTGAAACAGGTGTTCCTTATTTGTGCGCCAAGGATAGTGCGAATAAAAAAACCAATCATCAAAATATTGGAACAATTAAACAATCAAATTTATGTGCGGAAATTTTTCAAACGACTGACGAGGATACGACTGCAATCTGCACTTTATCATCGATTGTGTTAAAAAACTTTATTCAAAACGGAAAATTCAATCACGAATTATTATTTAATGAAGTACGTAAAGTCGTTAGATCTTTAAATAAAGTTATTGACATTAATAATTATTCAACTAAAAAAGGATTGAAAGGTGGATTAGAGCAAAGAGCAATTGCGATAGGAACACAAGGTTTGGCTGATGTATTCTATTTGATGGATTATATCTTTACATCAGAAGACGCGCGTAAGTTAAATAAAGATATCTTTGAAACTATCTATTATGCTGCGATCTATGAAAGTAACCAACTTTGTATGAATGGTAATTATGTACCTTATAGTTTATTTAAAGGTTCGCCTATGTCACAAGGAGTATTTCAATTTGATATGTGGGGATTAGACGAGTCAAAACTTTCAGGAATGTGGGATTGGACTAAATTGAAGAAGAGCGTTTCTGATTATGGTGTTTGTAATTCATTATTTACTGCACAAATGCCTGTAGCTAGCTCTGCTAAAATAACAGGTTCATATGAAATGACTGAACCTGCTCATTCGGCTATTTTTAATAGGAGAGTTGTTGGTGGTGAAATTATGATTGTAAACAAGTATTTAATTAATGACTTTGAAAAATTGGGCATTTGGTCCGAAGATCTAAAAAACGATATTATTTTAAATGAAGGGTCAATTCAAAATATCAACCTAAATAATTATTTGGATACTGAAGATAAAAATTATAATAAAAAAGTTAAGAGGATTGAACATTTAATACAAAAGTATAAAACAATATGGGAAATCTCACAAAGAGAATTAATTGATATGGCTGACGATCGTGCCCCATTCATAGACCAATCTCAATCAATGAATATTTATATGGCTAATCCAACATTGTCCAAAATTACGTCATCACATTTCTATTCATGGGAAAAAGGTTTAAAAACTTTATGTTATTATGTTAGAACTAAAGCTATATCAACAGGGGCTAAACATTTGGCGGTTGACATTTCTAAGATTGAAAAACCAAAATATGAAAAACCTACTGTTAATATAAACGAAATTAATTTACCAAAAAAACCATTAGATAGTCCATTTGAATGTTTTGGATGTTCATCGTAAAATTAAAACCTTAAAGAATCCTTACAAAAGTAAGGATTTTTTTTATTTATATAAAATATCATAAGAATATATTTATGTTATATGGCAGATGGAACGACATATGGTATTGTATTCCCATTTAGAGATAGTACAAAGGGTACCTATTTTAAATTATCAGAATTAACTTCAGAAGAAATTAGAAGTAATCTTCTTCATTTAATTTTAACAAGAAAAGGTAGTAGGTATTATTTACCCGATTTTGGTACAAGAATATATGAGTTTATTTTTGAACCATTAGATGGACAAACATTTGAGTCTATAAGATCTGAAATTGAAGAACAAGTGGAGAAATATATACCAAACGTAACAATAAATAATATTACAGTTGAGGCGTACACAGATAGTGAAGATGCGGCAGGGTCGCTAAATACGGATTTGTTAAACACATTTGATATATATAAAATACCAGGTTTAGCGGTTCAAGAGTATACAGCAAAATTAAAAATTGACTACACTGATGATAGTAATGGGTTTGGGGCAAATCAATTTATAATAATAAACATTTAAAAAATGGCAAAAAAAATATCATATACTGAAAGGGAATTTGTTGGATTAAGACAAGATTTAATTAATTTTACTCAGCAGTACTATCCAGAATTAGTACAAAATTTTAACGATGCTTCAATATTTTCGGTATTGATGGATTTAAATGCCGCCATTGGGGATAACCTACATTATCATATAGATAGAAGCATCCAAGAAACGGTATTACAATATGCTCAGCAAAGATCTTCAATATATAATATAGCAAGAACGTATGGTTTAAAAATACCGGGTTATAGACCTTCGGTAACTATTTTAAATCTTTCTATTACTGTTCCGGTATATAATGATTCGGATGATACAAGATATTTGGGGGTGTTAAGAGCTGGATCTCAGTTTTTCGGTGCAGGGACTGTATTTGAAAACCTTTATGATATTGATTTTTCTTCTGAATATAGTGCGTTAGGGTTTCAAAATAGAACAAAAATACCCCTTAAAAATTCATCCAATACTACATATGCATATACCATAACGAAACAAGAAGTGGTAGTAAATGGGACTACAAAAATATTTAAAAAACCAATAAACCCTGCAGATGTAGTTCCGTTTTACAATGTATTTTTACCGGAAAGAAATGTTTTAAGTGTTACGTCAATAATACAAAAAGATGGGACTAATTACTCAACAGTTCCGAATTATGGTGAGTTTATTACGTCAACGAACAAATGGTATGAGGTGGATGCTTTAGCGCAGGATACTATATTTATTGAAGATCCGACAAAACCTATTGATTCTACGGGAGTAAAAACAGGTAGGTATATAAAAACGGACACACGTTTTATTACTGAATATACGCCGGAAGGGTTTTTAAAAGTGCAATTTGGTGGAGGAACAACTACACCAAATGAGCAATTAAAAGAGTTTACTAAAGTTGGTATCCCATTAAGTGTACAAAATTTTCAAAATAACATTGGACTTGGATTAACCGTAAACCCAAATACTACTATTTTTATACAATATAGAGTTGGCGGTGGATTAGCGTCTAATGTTGGTGTTGGGGCAATAAACCAAGTTGGTACTATTGATTTTTCTGTAAATGGTCCGTCTAACACTGAAAATCAAAAAGTAATACAATCATTATCTGTCACAAATGTTACCGCAGCAATTGGTGGGTCAAATCCGCCGACCGTTGAAGAAGTACGTAATATGGTATCATTTAACTTTGCGGCACAAAAAAGAGCGGTCACTTTAAATGATTATAAATCAATTATAGATACGATGCCTGGTAAATTTGGTGCTCCATCTAAAGTTGCGATATCTGAAAAGGATAATAAAATTGCAGTTAAAGTTTTATCATTAGACACAAATAAAAAATTAACACAAACCGTTTCTAATAATTTAATTAGTAATATTGCGATATACCTCTCAAATTATAGAATGATAAATGATTATGTATCGGTTGAGGTGGCAAAAGTCATTGACTTGGAATTTGAATTTTCTGTTGTATTGGAGGGTGGGGTAAATCAAGGACAAGTAATAACTCAAATAATAAATTCTGTTTCAGATTATATGCAACCTAACAATAGAGAAATGGGACAGAACCTAAATGTTTCTGACATCAGACGATTAGTTCAGGATGTTTCCGGGGTATTGACACTTGCAAATTTAAACATATATAATAAAGTCGGTGGTCAGTACTCGTCATCAGAAACATCCCAAAGATACATTGATCCTGAAACAAAACAAATAGAAATCATAGACGAGACAATATTTGCGGAACCCGATCAAATTTATCAAATAAGGTTTGATAATGTTGATATTAAAGTAAGGGTTAAAAATCTAAATACTGTAGACTTCTCCTAACTATCTTTATTTTGGATTAATATTATTTATCTTTAAAAATAGGATCATAACTATTTATTTTAAAAGATTTAATGAGCAAAAGTTATAGGCTTAGAACCAAACCGGGAATAGACCAAAATATTAGAATAAACATAAATCAAGATTTTGATTTTCTTGAAATTTTGTCTTTAAAATTAAGGCAAGAAGACGTTTACACAAGATTTTGTGCGGATTATGGGGTTGTTGCCGGTAGAGTTGTGGCTAATGGAGGTTTTGGTATACCTAATGCGAACGTATCTATCTTTGTGCCTTTAAGTGATATTGATGAAAATGATCCCGTAATATCCACTTTATATCCTTATAAATTTTTAGATCAAAAAAACGAAGATGGTTATAGATATAATCTTCTTCCTTATGTTAGTGAATATAACGGACACACACCAACAGGGACATTTCCATCAAGAGAAGATGTTTTAACACGTAAGGAGGTTTTAGAATTATACGAAAAATATTATAAATACACCGTTAAAACAAATGATAGTGGTGATTTTATGATTGTTGGTGTACCATTAGGGAATCAAAAAATTGTAATAGATTTAGACCTTTCAAATATGGGTTGTTTTTCTTTAAGACCTGCAGATTTAGTTAGAATGGGTAGAGGCGTATCCGAACAATTTGACGGGCAAAGATTTAAATCCTCTTCTGATTTAGGATCATTACCACAACTTTTTAACACTGCAAAAGATATTGACGTGACTTCATTTTGGGGTGAAGAAGATATTTGTACTGTTGGAATTACAAGGGTGGATTTTGATCTAAGAGACTACAATATTGATATTAAACCTCAGGCAACATTTATGGGGTCAATCTTTTCAACTTCGGATGAGGATTATTTAAAAACTAATTGTAAACCTAAAAAAGATTCCGGTAATTTATGTGATTTAGTTGCAGGTCCTGGTAGGATTTTAGCGATTAGACAAACTAAAGATTATGATATTGATGGGAGACCCGTTTTAGAGCAATACAATTTAGAAAACGGAGGGAATGTAATTGACGAAAATGGGGCGTGGTTAGTAGAAGTACCAATGAACCTTGATTACGTGGTGACAAATGAATTTGGAGATCAAGTTTTATCAAATGATCCGTCCGTTGGAATACCAACAAAAGGAAAATATAGATTTAGAATACAATACCAAAATGAAGATGGTTTAAATAATGATATATTAAGGGCTGATTATTTAGTACCTAATGTAAAAGAATGGGGATGGACTGGAATTAATCCTCCTGTTGGATCTACAGAACAATTAAAATCCTATGCGTTTAGTTTAGATTGGAATGATTATGGGGACACTACGACCGCTAATGGTATACAAATGATAAATGAGGCGATAAAGTGTGAAGATAGGTTTTATGAGTTTAATTATAATAAAGTTTATACTATTGCAAATTTCTTTGATAGATGGAAATGGGGGTATAATAGAAGTAGACATTTAGGGATTAAAGAGATCACCGACAGAAGTTGTTCAACCACAAATAATCGTTTTCCGGTAAATGATGGGGTTAGGGACTTTGATTTTAATTTTTTCCTTTTTAATTTAATGGTTACCATTTTTACACCTGTATTTTTGGTATTAGTGCCGGTTTTACACGTACTTGCTAAACTTTGGCCGGTAGTTAAATTTGCAATTGCGATTGCTCTACCTATATATATTGGTATTGTTGTTTTGAGTTGGGGCCTTTCCGCCGGGGCATCAGCACTCACTCCGTGGGTTGCTGCAGTATATTTACTTGTGGCAGCATTAACAGGAGCATTTCTAACATGGTATATCATTAAAGTTGCTCCATTTTTTCTTAAATTTAATTTTAAAGGACTCACATTACCTATGATATCTTATCCCGATTGCGAGGCGTGTGCTTGTGAAATCCCTGATTTGGGGATGGATGAGGTAGAAACTACAGGATTTGGTGGTAGTGGTACTAATCTAGGAATTAAAATTGGTAAATATGAAATAAATTCTAGAACAAGTGGAAGTATTTTATCAGACACAAATTCTAATTTATTTTGGGATGGGATACCCAATACTAATTTATGTAATATAGATGATAGTGATAATCAAGTATTAGAAGGAGGTTATCCTACTTATTTTTGTTATATTGATCCGGATAGTTATGGTGGAAGTACTAATAAACAAAATAATAAATATCAAGCAGATAGTTATGGTATACGTTATGGGATTGCGGGTTATCCGACACCTCCAGAGATTGGTATGCCTGTCGTCACTAAATTTTCTAACAAAAAATATATTCCAAATACGGACATCACTTATTCTCAGTCATTAAATTTAGCCAATTTAAGAGTTAGATATTTTGATAGTAGTGCACCGAATAGGATTAAAACAACAATAAATGCAACTAATCCACCTGTTTTTGATAATGTTTTAATATTGATGGTGGATCCTAATACGTACTCAACAATACCTGCAGGAACACTATTAAGTTTTACTAATCCAAATTCAGTTATAGACACTAACCTTACAGGGGCAACAAATGAAAATCAGTTTGGGTCTAATGCGGTGACAGGAACGTCATTTACCTCACTTACCTCAACCAATATAACATATATTGATCCTGTAACTTTAAACCCTCAGAGTGTTAACGTTTTTATATCAGGAAATACTACAGAAAAAGAGTACAAGTTTAAAACAGGTATTGAATATTTTCAAGTGGTCACTGGTATGACAATGTATGATGCAGATTTAATCACTTCAGGGATTAAAATAAGTACTAACCCTGACCCTGCAACTCATTACGACACTACGTCACTTTTAAGAAAATATATATTAAATAAATTACAGAATATAACATATGAAGATAATTCTAATGTGGGTGATAGTGGAGATATAAGGACAGAATTAATTAACCCATTAACTGTAAATGGGGATAGTTGGCAAAACCAAGAACTGATTTTTTTGGTTAGGGGTGTTGACCCTTTTAGTGATAAACAAAACATTGAGTATGATTTGTCATTGATTTTTGGTTATGGACTTGGATCGGGACCTAAAGTAAGTGGGGAATATTATCTTAATATTCCGATACAATCTAATTCAGGTTCGGGAACTTGGTATAATGATAAAAAAACACCTGAACCGCACAATTTACCTTATAGTACGTCGAAGTTGTATCATAGACCATTTAATTTTCAAGTTGATGGTACACAATTTAGTTCAGTAACTTCAACATCTATTAGATATTATTCTTCATTAGATAAGTCAATACCCGCAGGATATGCACCTAATGGGGGTAATAATATTGGATTCTACACGAATGGGGGTATAATAAATGATAACGGTAACTCAAACCAAAAAATAAGATTCTATTCTTCATCATATCAGGGAATAGTTGAGGGAGGGGCTTTGATGGCTAGTACCCAACCAACACCAACAACAATTAATGCTCTTAGTAATTATAATGGTAGAATATATAGTCCGGCGTATCATATAACTACTGGGTCGTTAAGCTTTACAATACCTTCAGGTGCAAACCCTAAATTAGTTTTAAGATCAGATAGGTTACCAACATCTGATAAAACGCAATCATATGGGTCTATGTCTATGTTATTACATCAAAATGATAATTTTGCAATATATACTTATAATGAAGGTGCGGGGATGTCATCATTTGCCATGCAACTTACGGATACATCTAATAACGCAAAAGATTTTGGAGGAGATGTTTCTGGACAAACAAGTAGCGTACTTTCAACATTTGATTGTGAGGGTATGGTTCCGTTAAAATGTTATAGAAGTGTTCCGGCAACCAATAGTTTTGTGGTTGATCCTTTATGTGGAGATAACCAAGACCCTACTAGAGTAAAATCTGGTTGTTATTTGTTTATACAAAAACCATATATTAAAGGAATACTTAAAGATTATGAAAATTTTGCAGAATGGAAGGCTAGGTTTAGAATGATGTATGGTGCATGTCAAGGAGTATTTTCACACGTTTTTCAAAACAACTGGATTAATGGGTCATTATATATGTTCTCATTTAAAAAACAAACAATTTTCTCAAAAAGTGGTGAACCTAAAAAATATAAATATTGTGGCACATATGAAAGTGGTTATAGACCAGGACAGGGACCTATTTTTTATACTTCAGGAAGTACAAACTCATTCTTTTATCGTTCAACACCTTATAATGGCACAGAGTTTGTCGGTCAAAAACCTTTAGAGTCGTCATATTTAAATTCTCAACCCGTACCTGTTGATTTTGGAGGAACTAATGATGAAAATATATTGTTCCCAACCACTATTATGGATTTAGGACCTAGAGATGAGTTTACAAAAGAAATATGTTTTAACCCTCAATTTGAAGGATATTTAGTAGATACTGTAAGATCTACCTCATATAATGATACGTCTGATCTTTTACAGCTATTTATTGTTTCTCGTTTAATAAATACCAACTTTTTAAGTCAAATTGTTGGTTATGGTGATGCATCTATAAATAGATTATTTTCTAGAACTGAAGATAGAATGGATGGTGATGTGGTACAAATGTTTAGTATTAATTCTGAGTATGGTGTGAATGGTTTCAGTGAAGATGAATATGATGGTGTTGGTGATATTTATATTGCAACAACAGGTCCGGCGACTATGGGTGTTTTCTTTTCATCAACAACAGCAAATAGACAATTATTATCACCTGGAAAAACAAGTTATACGACGTTTGGTTATCCTAAAACACAAGTTGTTCCTATGTATAAATGGGAAAGTAAAACTCAAAATACTATTTTTGGTAGTGATAAAAATGATTGGTATACACAAGGTCCTTTTTATAAACAACCATACCAATCTATGGATTTTACGCAAACAGATTATTTTAAACCAGGAAATGGAGAAAAATTAGGATACATTTATAGTAGAGATTCTTTATTGAATATTACCACAGGATGGCCAAATGGTCAAAATACGAGATATGTGGTTGGTGCTCCTTATCATTTTTATTTTGGATTAAAAAAAGGACAAAGTGCGGTAAATAGGTACATAACTAAATATATTTTTAATCAGTAGTAATGAGTCAAGAAAGTGAAATAAGAATTGTTTTAGGATCAAAAAGAAATGCTGTCACATCAAATAAAGATGTGCAAATTCAAGTACCTTTATTTGGTGATAGAAATTCATATACTGAAAATGATAGAAATATTCTTATAAATTTACAAGAAAGATTTAATGAAGAAAGACAAAAAAGTGATACTTTTAGACTATCAGGTAAAATTATAAACATATTTGATAATACGTTAAGTGGAAAAACTGATTACGTCCCGTTTAAAAATAACTTGTATTATTTAAACCCTGAAGAATCTATAACAACAAATGTTTGGAAAGGTTATCCACAGTATAGTGAGTTTACTTTTGGTAGAACAGAAGGGATTCAAGGTCATATACCATTTGTGGCAAAAAGTGCAAACACATATAATTGGACTGTTTACGCGTCGTACGCGTATTCTAGTAGTACTGCTCAAACAATGTCATATACAGATGAAATTAGAGGAGTGACTATAAATAATTTTTTATGCTCTGATGGTATTCCTTTTGTGATGAAAAAAGGTAAATACAATGGTAAAAATGTAGTATATGTTTATTGTGGTGCTAATCATAATTTAAATGAGGGTGAATGGGTTGAGTTGTCAACACCTATAAATGGTAAAAAAGTATTTAAAGTACTTGGGTTAGGTGACGGATCTTATGAGTCTGAAGAAAAAGTTTTTTACTTTTTTAATTTAAAGTTTTTAAATACTGAAGTGTTTGATGGAAAAAATGGGACACTTAAAAGAGTGATTAATATACAAAATAGTGGGGAAACAAAATCTAGATATTATGTTAGATTACATAAAATTTTAACAAACGTTAACGATGTAAACATTAAAAAAATTGCATTTGAAAACAACCCATTCGGAGTAAAAAAGAAATTAGAATATTCGGGATTAACCCCAAATCAGATACAAAGAGTTTCAATCAAAGAGGATTCTCAATCCTTTTCTTTTAGTTTTGATAAAGATATACATATTAATACATTAGTTGACAATAATGGAAAACCAGTTACTGAACTATTTGTGACCGTATTAAACAAAGGTTATATGGGTTGGTTCAATAATCCTGGCATTCATCAAACGGCAATTGACATTGGGTGGGGATTTAATTTTTTAAAAAATAGTATAGATAATTGGTGGAACAGAACATCGGTGGTTAATAAAGATAATAGTATTTTAAATGGTAATTACCAGTATAATGGTGAAACTTTTTATTATAATAAAGATTTAAAAATAGGTAATGTTATTAAAGGCGATTTTTGTGAATATAACGATATTGAACAAAAAGAATATGTAATATCAAAACTATATCATAAATATTCGTTTAATCGACAGTTATTTTTAGATAATTCAACAAGGGCATTACCTGCGGGATATTGTTACATACCTCATCATTCTATACCGGTAAGAGTTTTTAGTGATTATATAGAAAGTTTTTCACAAGGTAATTCTTCTGGGTTACCTATTGTCGGATTACCAAATTATGCGTGGTATTCAGAATATGAAAATAATTGGTTTTGGAGAGATATATATGATTATGGTTTTGTGGATCCTGAAAACAGAGGACTTGATATACCATTTACCAATGGTGCTCATTACCCGTTTAAATTAATAACTTTTTTACAAACACCAATAAAACGAACAACATACGTTGAAACCACACAAATAAACGGAGCTATTTTTGACAATTGTGAGTAGTAATTATTATAGATATAAAATTGACATAATACCGACCGATGGGTATATTGATATACCTGTGCAAATAACATTTGATAATTTAGGTAGGGATGATGGATTAAAACAATATGAAGAAAATGTAATAGAGGAAGTTATCAATCCCATTTCTGATTTTGAAACCACAAGTTTTGCACATGCTACGTGGGGATCGGCAAACGAAACGAGTATAAATTATGAGTTTTATTTTTATAATGGAGGTGACCCATCAACAGTTACCGCAACAACGGATAGTTCAAGTTGGGTTGTGGATTATGAGGCTGCGGATTTTACAGATTCTGAAATATATTATTTTGCGAATTCTTTTAAAGGTAGTTTTTTTAAACTTGATTTCTATGATACAAAGGACACGGCAAATCAAAAAATATTTTTTAGTGTTATCTTACCAACACAACAAGGTGTGATGGAGGATGGATTTATAGGGCCAACAGTAAACCAAACACCTGTAAAGGTTAAAAGACCAAAATACATTTTAGATTATGTGGGTGCCGATAAAGAGGGGTTTTTTATTTATTGGTTAAAAAATCAATCATATGTTGACCAAACGGAATATTATGTTAGTGCAAAATTTTTTAATGCAAAAACAGGACAATTTGTTAGGTTGATGAATAAGTCACAAGGTAATATATTGGAAAAATTTAATTTTAACAAATCAAGGTTATTTTATTATAAGTGTATTTTAGATTACAATACCTATGAATATAAATTTTATAAAGAAAATAATTTAGGAGGACTAACAAGAGTAGGTACAACGTTAAGTCCGATAAAGTGGTATGAATATGTTAACCCGTAATGGATGCAATAAAATATTCCATAGTTATATCTCCTGAAAATGTCTCGGAAGATATAAGATTTTACCCATATAGTGGTTCCTACTATACTGAGTCTTGCGGAATCCCGACAGAAGAAAATAAAACTTACAATTTTGGGTTATATTCTGATTTTACAAGTGTTTTAAGTGGAGGTACTAATGGTACGTCATTATTAACTGGGTTAACTGTTCCTATACTTTTTACACAATCTATTAATGATTTAGGTTATTATTCAGAATTTGATGGATTTATTTTACAAAAAAATGTTGTAACTAATTTTTTATACTCTGGAGATGTTACAAACATTTATGAAGTTACTTTATACAATACATCCGGAAGTCAATATATGTCATTTTTAAAGTTATCTTCATATCAAGTAGATTGGGGAGATGGATCTCAACCGGATAATTTAACGTTTACAAATCAGACTGCGACCCATTTATACCCTAATGTACCGTCAGGGTATACAATTAGCTTAAAACAAACAAATCCCTGGGGAACCACTACCATAAGTAAAAAAATATCATTACCAAACACCGGTGTAACTGTTAATAATTTAAATGGTGAGATATTTTTTACTCCACAAGGGGGTAGTTGGTCCGGAATCCCATTAAGTTATGAATATATCTATAGTGGTGATTCGGGTTATGAAATGTCACAATACGTTAGTGAAGAATATACAACAGTACCGTTTGTTATATCTGGATATACCACTTCCAAATTGTCAGATTTAAGAAGATATGGGCCGAACCCATACACCATAGGGTATATTCAGTATATTAAAGGAAGACCATTAGGTCAAGTAACTGAAATGACACCTGATTATACCGCATATACTATAAATGATGTCAATTATTATGATTTAACAGATGGTAGAACATTTTATATTGCCGAATCATCGGGAATAACATATAACGATTTTACATTTTCAGCGCTTACTAAAGATGAATATTTATTAGATTTTGTTATGGCTCCTGAAATACAGTCTGGGGTTTATATTGAAAGAGGAAAGTATTCGGGATTTGAACCGCTACAAAGATTAGGTGAGGTTGATAATTTTGGTGATCTTAAAAGGTATGGTTATGGATATTTTAAAATTAATACCACATAAAAAATATAGATAAACTATTTATAAAATAAAATTATGGCATTAGGAACTTACGGAATAAATAGACCTGCTGACGTATCACCTGAGGATGTTGAAATACTTTTACATTACACAGCTTCAAGGGATGTTACAAACAACTTTGTTTTAAAAAAATTAAACGCTTCAAATATTTTAACACCGTATTTTCATAATGGTGAAACCGGAGGTAATGCAAATGTTGAAATTTTAGGCGGTCTTTATAATTTAAAATTACCAGCATCTGAATTCACTAGTTTAGGGATTTATACTCTATATATAAGACCTGCCGAAATAAGAACTACAATATTGGATTGTGGGGTGTTATCATCAATACCGAATGTTAAAGGAATTGTTATAGACATAAATCAAGTACCCTCTCAATATAGAAATAAGTTTGTAAATCAAGGACTTGTTGGTTTTAGAGTTGAATATTTAAATTCTGATGGAACAAAAATCCCTAATTTTTATAGAATTGTAACATCATCTTTCTTTTGTGAACCTGTAGTTTCTAATCAAACAAACACATCACAAAAAGCGATTAGATATAGATACGTGAATGGAAGTACCGATTTAATATTTTGTACATTATCACCTTCTTCTTCACCTACAAATAAACCTGATGTGATACCTTTTATTGGCCAACCAAATCAGAGTATTATTGTGACTAATACTTTTTTTAACCCAATAACTATAGATATTCAGATGGCTGAACACGATATTGATACTTTAGCAATTGCCCTTTATGGTAATCAAACTAAAAGTGTTGATGATGGTATCTACACTCTTTATGATAGTGCTGGTAATATCTATAAACAATATAACTTGTTTGAAATTAGAGATAACTTTAATGAGTTATTATATGAAGTTAGACAAGACAGAGGAACTAATATAGACTTCAGTAAAAACTTCACAAACATTATTAGTTAATGGCAAAGAAAAAATATTTTTATCCACCTGTACCACCCTCAGGATCTCAGACATTTTCTAACGAATTAGTCGGGTTACAACTCGTGCAAGGAGGTGGACTTACTATGGGTAATTTTGAATTTACAAGTGCTATATTTGAAAAAAGTGATAGGAAGTTTGATACGGGGGTTTTTTCTCAACCATACAATCTATCAAATTTAAACATTGCTAGTATTGAACAAAGTAAGTTATTAGTTCAAAAAAATTTCCAAGTATATCCTAATTTTGATATTTCACAAATAACTAGTTTTTCATTATATGGGTCTTTACAAAAAAGATTAGAAACGTCAATAACTAAAGTTATTAATTATTTTCCTGCATCTATTTTGGTTAGAAAAAATATAGGAACAGGGTATAGTGCGTTAACGGCAAATAATATTCAATATAGTAATATTGACAATGAAACCACATTTACAATAAACGTTAAATATTTAACAAACCCATTTGATATTGATTATACTGTAAACGCATCTCAAAACATACGATTTAGTCCAATTAAATTAAGTGAATATAGGGATTTAACATCTAATTATAAAAAATATGCATTATACGTTGAAAGTCCTAACAATCAAGAGTATAAAATTATTTATTTTGAACCGTCGGCGACATTTAGTGAGGGGAATTTAACATTTATTGTTGAAGGGAATCCATTTTCAGGACAAACGGCATTTACTGAAACATTAATTATAAAACCAAATAATGAAAATACTGAAAAAATTTTTAATGAAAGTTTTGATGAGGTAGAGGATTTTATTTTAAATAGACAGGTGTTTCCTAAATACACCGCAACGTTTCAATATCCTGATTATGATGTTGACGGAACATATTCATTAAATGTAAAAAGTGTGACTTGGCCGTTAGGGGATGAATGGAATTTAGATATACAGTCAGTGTCATTTGAGAATTATTTAACGGAAATACAAAACATTGCGGTACTACTTGATAGGTATAAAACCAATCTAATATCTAGGTTTTTAACTACCGGGTCTTTAAAAGATTTTGACACTCCTGAACAAAAAATGGAAAAGGTGTTACAAATTTATGGTAGAAGTTTTGATGAGACCAAAAAATTTATAGATTCATTGGCTTATATGAATTCTGTTAATTATATTGTAGGTAATGATATACCCTCACAATTATTAATAAATTTAGCACAAACAATCGGATTTAATAGTAACGTTTCACCAATTACGAATGATCAGTTTTTAGGTACCGTGTTTTCAACGGAAAATACTTCTGATTATGAAGGGATGTCAAAACCTATGACACCTACTGAGTTAAACTACCAGTTTTATAGGAATTTAATATTAAATGCCGCTTATCTATTTAAATCTAAAGGTACCCGAAGATCAATTGAATTTATATTAAGAATGGTTGGAGCCCCCGACGCATTAATTGAATTTAATGAAAATATTTATTTGGCCGATGGTACTATAAATTTTGATGATTTTAAAGATCAATATATTTGTATATCGGGAAGTACGTTATTAGTTGAAAATACAGTATTAGATCCTACGGTGACTTTTAGTATACAGGGGACAATGTATACCGGTTTTACGGTTTCAAATACTGTTCAGACAGTGACCGCAACCTTTGATGATTTTCCGATATATGAAAGTGGATACCCAAAAACGGTTAAAGATAAACCGGATTACTTTTTCCAAAAAGGTGCTGGATGGTTTGAACAAACACCTGAGCATACGTCAGAAGAAGTTATTGATAATGAAAATTCAGTATTTAGTGGAAATACCGTTTCTTTGGTTACTAAATTTAAACCTTTTACGTATGGTCAAGATTGGCTTGATAGATTTAGAAAGTTTCCATTTATGACAAACGTTGGTTACAATTTAGTTAGAACGGTGGATAACACAAAATCTTGGCCAACTAACCAAGTGGGTCTTAGAAAAAACGGTTCAGTAACTGCTCCAACATATTATAGAATTGAAGATGATAGATTAGCGATTAATGTTAAAAACATTGATCTTTATTTAAATATGGGTCAGGGAATTACTTATGACGTTTGGGAACAATCCGTATTGTATAACTACCCAATACCAAGTACAGGGTTAACTGCTCCATATCCGAGTCCTGGTGATACTGATTGGACTGTCATAAACCCTAAACCCGATCAAAAAACGTTTTTTGAATTTGCTCAAACATTTTATAATAATTTAATTAACGTTAGAAACAGACAATACATAAGTGACGGTAAAACAGGAGGGTATCCTGCATTACAATCAATTTTTTGGAAGTACATTCAAAGTGAACAAGCTATGAATATACCATCAAATAAATTTACTTATCAAAAAATGATTGATTTTACATTAGCACTTGGTGATTATTGGGTGAGACTTGTAGAACAATTTGTTCCTGCCACTACTATTTGGAATACGGGTCAAAAAATGGATAATAGTGTTTTCCATAGACAAAAGTTTGTTTGGAGAAGACAAAGGGGGTGTAGTTTTGTCCCTGTTAATTGTATTCCTTGTACGTTTAATGGTCAACCATTTGGTTATGATTGTATTGATCAAACGTTAATCTGTAGTTTAGATATTGGACAGAATTATGGAGCCACTACGTTAAGTGAAGCGTTAAATAATTTGATTAGTGAACAAGGATATATTCAAAATCAGTGTGACTTAAACGGAATGAAAAGTTATTGGTATATTGATGTAAGACTTGATGATGTAACTCTAATTCAAGAACAATTTTATACTGGTTATGGGAGTGTGGACTATCCAACACAGTCAACTATTTTTAATTCAATAAACGAAAAACTTGAAGGTTTATATGTTTATGGGTTAAACTATTATTTTGCGGGTAGCTCATTAGTCATTAGTAATAGTAGTTGTTACGATGATTTTACAAATAAAAAACTGTATTTAAATATTGGGATTATGATTGATATAAACTGTAATAATGACGGAGAATAATGGCTTGTGTTTCAGGTTTAACAAATGGGGTATTTAGTTACGTTGATTGCTGTGGGATATTACAGACCGGAGTATCTTTAGGTCAAAGCATATGTTTAGACGAAGCATTTACTGGTACTTCATTTGGTGTTTATATTGCTTCAGGACAAACTTGTACTCAAAACTGTAACCAGGGTACGTTAAGTTATAGTTTTCAAGTTACGGGTGTTTGTGATACATCTTACGGGCAGATAATATTTACACCTTCTGGTGGTATACCTCCATATACGATAGATCCTGTAACACCTACCGGAACTACATTAACTGCACAAACAAGTAGTGGGGATATCACCTTTACTGGTTTAACAGGTGGGACTTATGTATTCCGTCTAAATGATTCACAAGGGTTACAAAACAATGAATTATATATTAATACAATAATATCAAATTGTTTTGAAGCTAACGTATATGGGGTTTCAGGATCAACTTGTGGTTTAAGTAATGGATATATTAACATAACCGCAACGACAAGCGCGTCTCCATATACTATTATTGTTTATAAAGACGGAGGTGTATTTAATGTATCAACAGAAGCGACATTACCTGTAACATATTCTAATTTACCTTCAGGAATTTATTATGCAACGGTTTTTGACTATGGGTCAGTGACGGCAAATACTGAAAATTTTGTAATAGATGAAAGTGTTGGGGTTGATTTTGGTTTTTGGAAAGTTAACACATCGACTTGTGTTATTGATAAAGGTAAACTTGCGGTAACGGGTTTAACAGGTACTGGTCCGTATACTTTTTTATGGAGTAATAATGAAACAACCCAATTAGTTACGGGTCTTACACAAGGTACATATAGTGTTACTGTGACGGATGCGTTAGGATGTTCAACCACAAAGTCTGAACTTATTGGAACTGCAGATCCTATAGGTCTTGGGTTTTTGACTGCAGTTAATCCGTCTTGTTTCTCAAATGATGGGTCTTTAACTTTTACAATAACAGGAGGTACGGTTCCTTTTTATTATTCTGCTTCTACCTATGAAGTGGGGTATACATTATCTGATACGTTTACAATATCTAATTTGGCGGGTGGGGCGTACCAAGTATTGGTAAGAGATGCTAATTTTTGTGAAGTTATTTTAAATGGTACCATAAATACCGTTAATGGTTTTAATGTTGTTGAAATTGCAACTACACAATCATCTTGTAATCAGTCTAGTGGGAAGATTGGAGTAACTATAGAAGGTGCGAACAATTTTTATACGTACGCAATTTCAGGATTAACCACAAATTACACCAATGGAATAACCACTCAAAGTCAAACACATAACTTTACTAATTTATCAAACGACACTTATTTATTAGTTATATCAGGATCGGGTACAAATTGTAGTTATAGTGAATTTGTTACAATCGCTTCAGTTGATAAGTTTCAAGTAAATTATACTGCAACAACCGCAAGTTGTGGGTTAAATAACGGGGTTATTAGTGTTGAGGTAGGGACTGGTTATACGGGAGTATTAGATTATGTTTTAAGTGACGGACAATCAATTATAGATACGCCATCTACCGCTTACACATTTAGTAATTTAGTTGAGGGTCAATATACGTTAAGTGTTACCGATAATGAAAACTGTACGGTATCTAAAGATTTTGAAATAACAACAACAGGGGAATTAGCCTTTATGGTTAATGCTGTTGATTGTACTGGGGTAAATGATGGGTCGGCAAGTGTTTTAATAAATAAAGGGGAACCTACATTTGCATATGAATGGTCCGACAATGTGCCAGGAAACCCAACAGGGTCTACGGTTACGGGTTTATCGGGGGGTACATATTCGGTAATAGTTACGGATAGTAGTGGGTGTAGTAATAAACAAATATTTGATATATTGTGTGGAAATAGTAATATTGTTTCTTATCAAATTGTCAATCTTTGTGTTAATGAGTTTAATACCCAATCAGGAAATAAAAGAGGTTTTTCTGAAATGTTAAATGAAGGGTTTTTAGATTTAACAAATGAATACACAAATTGTATTTTAAGTTCCGCAACATTTAATTGTAATATAGACATTAATGGAACCGCTTATACCCAATCTTTTTACACAACGAATGAATTTAGCGATGTCCCTAGTGATGCTTTATGGCAAAGTACTATTGAAGGTATATTATCATCAATAACTGAAATAGGTTCTTACAATGTTAATTTACTTAATAACACATTACAAATTAATTCTAATTGTGATGGGGATAGTGATCCTCTTGGGGGTAAACCAATTACCATTGAATTAGAGATTGATTATACATTAAACTGTGAGTCTTCAGGGGATACAATGTGTTTTAATTTTTCAAGTAGTACTTATGTATCAAATGTTACAGCATCGCCGGAAGGTATAAATAATAATAGACCATACTATACATTTCCAAGAGGTGGAATTACTTGTTATGTGTATTGGGATGATGTATCTAATGTTTGGGTATTTTCTAAAACTTTAGGTGGAGATATAAATAATAGTTTTTCGACACTTGATAATTTTTATAATCCAAATCCGGTAAGTAATATGACATATACATGGCAAGACGGACCTGAAAGTGGAACATTTAAAATGAACACATCTACAAGTGGAATGTGTCCATATAAACAATTCCAAAACCTGACAAATTTTGAATTTATGACAGGTGTACCATATGAATTTCAATAAACTTAATTAAATAAAAAACATGGCAACTTTAACATCAATATCTTTAGTAACCCCATCAGCTATTACGGAAACTTCACAAATTCACGTTGTAATTACGGGGGACACGACTCAAGGTAATCCTGATGGGTCTTCATATAAAGCAAATCTTTCAGATTTAAGAACGGTTTTTTTAGATACATTTATAACAGGGTTTACCTACAATAACGCTAACACACTAACAATTGCAAGAAATCAAGGGCAACCTAATTTGACTGCAACAATCAACACGATGACTGGTCTAACAATAAATGGGGCATTGTCTGCTACTACGATTTATTTAAGTGGTCAACCTGTTTCAACAACAACTTGGGTTACAAGAACAGATGTGAGTTCTCAAATATATAATATTCCTTCCGTAAATTATGGAATAATAAATAGATACACATTAAATGTGTATTCTGAATATGTATTACCTGCAACATGTGAAATAGGTGATGTTATAGAAATTATTGAGGATAAAGCAGGAAGTTCTAAAACCAGAGTTAGAGCAAATACAGGTCAAACAATTAGGGTGAGTAGTTATGGAACGACAGGGACTGCGGGATATTTTGATACCGTAAATACTGACAATGTTGCAATAAAGCTTGTTTGTATTACTGCAAATTCTAAATGGGCGGTAGTTTCATATTTTTCCGATTTTAATAATGGGTCTGGATCAGTACCAACAATAGTGTAAATGGCTAGTGTTTTAAACATATCAAACATATCAGGAGGCACACCACCTTATAGTTTTTATGTTTGTGATGAAAACGGAAACAACTGTTCTTTATTAGGAACTACCGCAAGTGCATATACATTAAATGCCTTTTATTCAACTGCAAACACATTACTAATAAAAGTGATAGATAGTAACTCTTGTCAATTTTTCACTTTAATTTCTTGTCCTATTGATAGTTGTATAATTTTAACTGAAGACTTAGATAAAATCACGACAGAAGATGGGGACTTCATTGTATTTTGTGATTTTTAATATTTATTGTTATGATAGTACAAATCACAGGATCTACGAGCGGACAATCACCATTTGATGTTTTTTTGTGTGATTCAACAAACACCTCCTGTTTTTATGTTTCAGGGATTACATATCTAACACCCGTTGTTGTTTTTGATACAAATAACTATTTTCCAAATGAAAACGTTCTATATTTAAAAGTTATTGACTCTCTCGGTTGTACATTTATTGAAAAGTTAGATTGTGGGGAAGGAAAAATGTACCAAGACGGAATATATGTCAAATTTATGGACGGAGTTGGTTATTATTTCCAATAAGGAATATTTATAAAATAAAACTATGCCAACTTATCAGTTTCTTACGGATAGATCATTAGCTCAATCTACGGCAATAACGCCGACAACTATTATACATATTGTAACCACTGCGGATACAACCCAAAGTGTTTATGGGTCATCATATAAGGCAACAATACAACAAGTTTCAGATGCTATCTTAACAGGGTCTACGAACATATATAATTCAGATGGTACTTTAACAGGGAATAGAAATGTTAATTTTACAGGAAGTAGATTACAATTTTCAGGAACAAATAGTAGTACAACTATAGGTTTAACATTAAGGGCTAGTTCTGGTTCTGGAAACCGTTTTGCTAAATTAAGTGCAGTAAATGGGTCACTACAAAATAACATAGATGTGACCATTGCGGGTACATCAATTAACTCTTCGGATACTGGATATACAAACTCAGTCAGTACAGATTCGGTAGGTGTTAATATTACCGCTTCTGATTATACAGGGTACACAAATACAATAGATCTCAATTCGGGTGGAATAATGATTAATTCAGAATATTATTTACCGCCTACGGATGGAACTACAGGGCAAATTATGACAACAGATGGTAGCGGAACTACTAGTTGGCAAAGTATGTATGGGTATCAATACTATAGTGCGGTAACCATTACAAGTGCTCAAACACTCTCAATTGGGTCATCACCTGTTGAAATCTTACCAGCACCTGGTGCTAACAAATATTATGATTTTAAAGTATTTTTTGAATACATATTTAATACTACCTCATATGTCAGTACAGGTAAAATGGAATTACACGATAGTACTGCAAAACGAGTGTCAAATCGATTTGATTTTAATGGTCAATTATCCAATAATATATTGATTAGTGATATGAACGCGGCGAGTGAATTGATGCCAATCAATAGTAAACTTGAGTTTACAACATCTGATGGGACTAACCCAACACTTGGTGATAGTTCATTTAAAGTAAAAATATATTATAATATTATTGATTTTGGTTAATATATATATTTTTTAAATACGTAATAAGAACGATTGTTGATATTCAAATTTAACCCTTTTATTTATTTATTTTCATTATTTCATAATATATGAATATGAAAATATTTATTCAAATTGCGTCATATAGAGATCCTGAATTAATACATACAATTAAATCTTGTTTAGAAAACGCCAAAAATCCGCAAAATTTAATTTTTGGTATTGCAAGACAATATCACAAAGATGATAAATTTGATGATCTTTCTGAATATGAAAATGACGAAAGGTTTAGAATATTAAATATCCCATACCAAGAGTCAAAAGGAGTATGTTGGGCAAGAAACCAAGTCCAACAACTGTATAAAGATGAAGAGTACACCCTTCAAATTGACTCTCATATGAGATTTGAAAAAGATTGGGACGACACTCTTATTGAAATGTTAAAACAACTACAAGAGTTAGGGATTCCGAAACCTTTATTAACGGGGTATGTGTCGTCTTATAATCCAAAAAATGATCCACAAGAAAGAGTAAGGGTGCCTTGGAGGATGGTATTTGATAAATTTATTCCTGAAGGTGCCATCTTTTTTTTACCTGAAACAATACCAAATTGGCAAGATTTAGAATTACCCGTCCCGGCTAGATTTTATTCTGCCCATTTTTGTTTCACGTTAGGTGAGTTTTCAAAAGAAGTGCAACACAATCCTGATTTTTATTTTCACGGTGAGGAAATATCCATTACTGTAAGGGCATTTACAAACGGTTATGATTTATTTCATCCCCATAAAGTTATTATTTGGCATGAATATACAAGAGAAGGTAGGACAAAACAATGGGATGATGATAAAGAATGGTACAAGAAAAATGAAAGTTCACATCTTTTAAATAAAAAACTTTTTGGAATGGATGGGTTGGATCAAGAAGGTCATGATGGGAAATACGGTCTTGGTAATGTTAGATCTTTAAGAGATTATGAAGAATATGCCGGGATTTTATTTTCTAAAAGATCCGTTCAAAACCACACACTACAAAAAAATTACCCACCAAATCCAAATTATTCAACTGAAACAGAATTTTTAGAATCTTTTACTAATATTTTCGACTATGAAATAAAATTAAATAAAGAAGATTTTAAAGAATCTGACTATGATTTTTGGGCGGTTATTTTCCATAATAATGATGGTGAAGAGGTTTTTAGAAAAGATGCTGACACAACCGAAATACAAATATTATTAAATATGGATCATTTAAAAATAAGAAGATCGTTTTTATCATATCAAAAACCAAAAAGTTGGACTGTGTGGTCACATAGTATTTCTAAAGGGTGGGATAAAGAAATAAAAGGAATAATATAACATAAAATAAACATTTGATTATTTATATAAAAACAAAAAAAGTTAATGGCTACAGTCTATCTTGAACGTTGTTGCGATAATACTATAAACTATGAGGTAAATGGTTGGACGGGATCCACATCATTGGGTAATGTATTTTCAATTACTGGAGATACCGGTATTATAAATGGTTGTTATACAATTGTTTCATCATTAGTTGCTCCTGTTGTTACTTTCGATGGTATTGAAACATCCGTTGTTGATTGTAACGACCCATTATGTATTGATTGTTGTGATACTGAATTATGTTTTAATGTAAATTTAATATCATATTCCGGGTATAATGGAACATATGAATTAACGGGTAATTATAATGGAAATTATTATTGGACTGGAGGTACAAGTCCCGGATATTTATTTTTTGATAATATAAAATGGTGTTTAAGTTCATCTTTGGGGGGTACTTGCGATTTTTATGGATCAAACCCAACAAGTTCATTATGTCCCGATCTTGATGAAAGTTTATTAACTATTGGTGTATGTGTACCAACACCGACACCTGTTGATCCTTGTTATGGGTTAGATTTTGATGTGTTATTAGAATGTAATATCCCGACGGCGACTCCGACACCAACACCGACACCCACACCTACACCGACACCAACACCGACACCTACAAATGTTTGTGATCCTTTTTCTGCTACGGTTAGTGTGACTGCGGTAACAATCACGCCAACACCGACTCCAACACCAACGCCAACACCAACGGTTACAAGACCTATTATAATTTCTGGAAATTCAGTAAATTTCATAATAGATGATGGTGTGTTTGTATGTTCAAATGTAAAAGAATTGGTTGATTGCGAATCTAATGAAAAATATTATATATCAGGAGTATTAACGTATACTGGATCACCTATAAGTATTGGAACTACTTTCTTAGCTTTATTTGGTACCTCAGGTTCAAGTCAAGTTAAATGTGTTACTTATACTAACACTGTTGATGGTTCGCCAAATCAGGCGTTAAATTCAGTTGTTGAGGTTTATTCGGGAGGATGTGAAAATTGTAATTTACCAACACCTACGCCAACACCGACACCCACGCCGACGCCGACACCAACACCTACACCGACACCAACACCTACTTTGGTACCTAATACTAAATTTGTGTTTACAAGTTGTACGGACACGTCAATGATTGTTCAATCTACATATCAACCATCAAATGTTATTGAAGGTGATGTCATCAAAGATCTTTCTGGTAATTGTTATACTTATGTTGGATCATTTGTCGGTTATGTACCACCATCAGGGTATATTGTTGTTAATGATGATGTATTTACAGCAACTACTGCAACAACATACACTACTTGTGTTAGTTGTTTAACACCTACACCAACTCCGACACCAGCATATAAAGAATGGGTAGGAATGGCAGAATTTACCATTTCTTGTCCTGTTTGTGAATTAACCGATTATGGTGTTCCTTATACTTTTTACACATCTGCAAGTGTTAGTTCATTAACGGACGGAACTGAGATTTATGATAATATGAATCTTACAGTACCGACACTTGTGACTTATATTAAATACGGAAATAAAATATACATAAATAATGATGGTACAATAACTGAACATTGTACCGTGAATGGAAATTGTTAAATAAAATATGTCAGTAATAGTAAATATAGATTCAATAATATCGGGGACGAGTCCATATGATGTTTGGATTTGTGATAAATGTGATAGTTCTGGTGTTTGCCAGTACATTGCCACGTTTACTGATGCTGAATTACCCTATAGTTTTACACTTCCATCTGTTTATGAAACTTACCCATCGTATGTGGTAAAAGTAATTGATGATAATGGATGTGAGTATTGTTCGGTTTAAAATAAAAATAAGTTAATATATCCTTTGAGTTAAAATAAAATATTATTAAGAGTAAATAACATAAATGAGTCAATTAAGCGGAAATAGTTGTAATATTATAACACTTCTACCATTAGGGTTAGATTGTGAAAGTATTAGTGCGAATACTCCATACACTACAGATGGTTTAATAACTTTATTTGTGACAGGAGGTACTCCACCATACACAATAAATTGGAGTAATGGGTCTCAAGGGTCTTATTTATTTAATTTAGCACCTGGTGATTATACTGCAACCGTTATTGATTATTATGGTGATTTTACAGCAACTACTACTTGTAGTGTTGGATACGAAAACTTTTATTTAGAAAAATTCCAAAATTGTTTTAATAGTGCAACTACGGTTTATTATGTTGCAAATATGCCATCTACGTTTATTACTGATAAAGTATATAGATTACAAGGACAAACGGATTGTTGGAAAAGTAAAGGATTAGAATTAACATCGGGACAAACTTATGTGGACTCATATGCGGTTGTAACTGCAGGACCTTACCCTAATTGTAAGGGATGTTTGCCTATTGACCCTGTAATTCCAGTTAAACCTGAAAAGTTATGTTTGGAATATAAAAGTGGAGGGGTAGTTCAAACAACTACGTATATACAATTTAGTTCGGGAGGTACTATAAATAATAAAAACTCATGGACAAGTGTTACGCCTTCATATGTAATTTATTATAATAGTGGGTCGACAAATTGGCAAATAAGTGGATGGACAGGATCAGGAAACCCAACACAAGTCAATACCGTTTCATCTCCATTAGGTTCTTGGGTTATTTATGGAGGATCAGGTAACATCAATGTCGTTGGGGGTATTTGTGTTATTAAACCTAATATGTTTATTAAAACAAATAGTGCGACTTGTTCTGACGTAAGCAATGGTTCAGTGGCGATAACTGCAATAGGGGGTACTCCGCCTTATGAGTACTCTTTAGATGGGGTTTTATATCAACCTTCAAGTATGTTTATTGGTCTTTCGTCTGGAAACTATACTGCATACGTTAAAGATAGTTCAGGAGCAACAAACTCACAAAGTTTTACAATAAACGCATCATCTACTCAAACAACATATACAGTAAACCTTTACCAACAACCAATTGCAACACCAATATATAACAACACGTCTAATTACACACAAATAACATATAATTGGTATGCTGATGTTACACCACCTCTTCCATCTGGAAAAACAATAACTTTTGATATAATACAAAGTGTGAATAGTGAAAGTAGAAGTGGGTATTATAACTCTACCGAAGTATTTCCTACGTTACAATATTCATCAATAACGGGTGTTACTGGTGGAGGGTCAATTACTGCGACCACAACCACAACACCGGTAATAACATCTCCTCCGCCGACAACTTGTAAAAATACAATTTCAACGACCGCATATACTAACACGTACAAGGCGTTAATTACTGGAATTGGAAATATATACGGACAAATAAATAAAAAAATAACAACACCAAACGGAACGGTAGGGGGTTGTCCAACATACGGATTGTTAAACGATACAATAAACATCGCAAACGTAAAATTGGTTAATGCTAGTGTTTGTGAACTTATAAACACTAATGTTTCACCATTACAATTAAACTTAAATAGGACGGGTGAGGTTGTATTTTTGGGTAGTGGGTTGTCGGGTTAAAAAACTTAATTAAATATATTTATGAAATATGGCATATATAATTAAAAATACTGCAGGTCTTATCAACACAACGTTGACCGATGCTGCAAGAAAAAGAATTTCACAAGGTAAATTTGATATTGCATATTTCCAAGTTGGAGATAGTGAGGTGAGTTATAATGGTATTAACAACATTGACCCGACGAGTTTAAATGTACTTATGCCACAATTTAATGCTCAAAACACGACATTAATTCCTGAAAAAAATAGAATGCACGTTAAATATCCACTATTTGTGGATTCAACATCGGGATCCACTTATGGTATTCCTGTTGATGCGTCGTATTTTGATTACATTTATAATACTGCGGCACCAAGAGGGTTTTTTACGGGAAATACTAATAATTATAGTGCTTTTACTACAAGTGCGATTACAATAAACCCAAATTTTATAATTCCTAATTCTGCATTTACATCAGGGAACACGATAGTAATTGAAAGAAGCGACATTAACCCTATTGTTTCGGGATCGGTTACAAGTGGGATGGTAATGACATTATTTACGACAACTGACATAACACCATTTACAGCTAACACACCTATGTTTACGTATTTTGTGGTTGGTGTAACAGGAAATACTTCTGGAGATACTACCGTTACAATAAAAGTTGACAGAAACTTACCTGACTTTAATACATTAGGGTTTACAGGTAATAGTAGAGTTTTATTTTACCCACCTAATATGACAAGTTTATATGATTCAGTAACACCTGAACCATATTGGGCGACAAACGTATTTAATTTTGAATCAAATTGTGATATATCACAGGCCGATGTGAAAGTATGGAATATGAATATTCCTTGGACTGAATCACCTGCTGGGTTATTTAACAATACTTATCAAGACTACAATTATTTTGGATCAACAGGGTATTGTGGGTCTAAAGAGTATTTTGGATACACAACAAATGATGGTCAAAATGATACTAGTTATTCTTATTTTTATAATTCATTTGATGAAATTGTAGAAGTCGAAGCAAAAGACCAAAAAGCAATTGCAATACTTCATTATACTAATCAATCTATTGATAATTTTTATGGTGAAAAATTCGCATTTCAAGAATATGACGTTTCGGATCCGGGAGCGACTGGACAAGCAAGAAACTTTAAATTATCTCTTCCATGGCTTATGTGGCATAAAAACCCAACCGGCACAATAGGAGAGGAGTTTTTTGTTGATCCATCGGGTTTCACAAGTATTGATTTATTTCAAGTTCAATATATCAAATCAAATAAGACCTCATCGTTTAATGATCCGGGGTTGAGATATTATCATTTATGGGATACACACGCTAATGGTGATGGGTACCCAAGTAGAGTTGGTAAAGTTTTTCCTGATTTAAAAATGATTATTTTTGATGATGATGAAATTGTCGCATCACTTAATTATAAAACTAATAGATCTTGGACTCTTCCCGCACCTAAATTGGGTCTTATAACTCCTAACACATTTGGAGGGGTATTGGGAGGAACAACGGGATTATTAACAGGAAGTACCGATACATTATTTTTAACATATAGATTTAATAATAGTGCATTTACTAACTCACTTCATTGTAATTATTATTCAACAATTAAAAACTTTACAAATGAATGTGCTCCTGACGGAACATTAGTTGCAGGATCATCTGATGTTATAGTTAGATTTGGAAATGAATTTCCGTTTTTAGTGTCTAATTTAACGACAACACCTTCAGGATTTACGGCAAATAATATGAAGGTATTGGCTCAAATAGTACCAAGTGGTACAACAAGACCAAGTGCGAATCAATGGAAAGAAATTGATATGTATTCACAATTATCGGGTTCGTCTGTTAATGGTAATTTAACAGTAACAGGTATCACAGGAACTACACTTCAAATAACAAAGTCAATGTACGACTCAGCACCTTTTTATCAATTATCTAATTACATAACATTACCACAACTTAATGAGTCAGGAACAACATTTAATTTTGGATCCGAATATTATTTTTATGGGACATTAAAAACCGACATTCAAGCAACAATTTATGTTATGAATTACCTATGTAATTTAGGTCAAACACAGTTTCAAGATTCATCTAATCCAACTTGGAATAATACCGTACCACCTTATGTTACGGAAGTGGCTCTTTACAATTCAGATAAAGAGCTTATGGTTATTTCTAAGATACAATCGCCTGAAAAAAGACAAGGTATTCAGCAGTATCCGATTAAATTAGATTTTTAAACGTCATGTCAGAAAAAACAGATTTGAAAAACTCACCAAAAGTATTAGGTTTAGACGTATCCACACGTACAATTGGATGCGCTATATTTGATATTCAAACTAAGGAATTATTAGAATTAACACATTTTTCACCAGTTATAAAACCAAAACCTGAAGATAAAATTGAGGAACTAATTTTAAAAGTTAGGGCATTTGAAGAAAAACTAGAAGGTTATAGAAATTTAGGGATCACAAAAGTTGTTATTGAAGAACCACTTTTAAATTCAAATAACATTTGGACGGTAGGGATTCTTTTAAGGTATAACTCAATGATTACAAAATCAATTTATGATATTTTGGGGATCGTACCTTGTTTTATCTCAACATATAATTCAAGAAAATGTGCTTGGCCTGACTTAGTTCAAGAAAACGATAAAGGAAAGAAAGTTTTATTTGGTGGTTTACCAAAAGACATCGACAAAAAAGAAATTATTTGGAAAAAAGTTTCAAATAAGGAACCTCAAATAACTTGGCTTTATACAAAAAACAACACACTTAAAAAAGAATGTTTTGATATGTCAGATGCCTACACCTGTGTGATGGGATATATGAAACAAGAAAATATATGGTAAAATCAGTTTTTAACTGGTTTTTTTTGTTTTATGTAATATTTATAAATAAAAATATTATGAAAAAAATTATAAGATTAACAGAAAATGATTTAACTCGTATCGTTAAAAGGGTTTTAAGGGAGCAAGATTCTACAGTTGGTGGGGGATCAACAAAAGTTGATGTTGGGACAACATTAAGTAACGGAATGGAAGTGATAAAATTAATGACAAGTAAAACTAATCCCGATATGGTGTTTGTGCAAACAGAAACATCAGGTGGGGGTCAAAATTTTAGTTGTAAATCGCATGAGTCAGGAAAATTTACTTTAAGACCAAAAGGAACAATAACTAAAGAAGAATCTCAAGCATTATACGATAAATTCTGTAAATAATAATATTAATAAAAAATTAAACCCACCCCATTAAAGGTGGGTTTTTTGTTGT